CATATATAGAAAAAACTCATTTTAGATTTACTAGAATTCCTTATATAAGTCAAGACTTCAAATTGCATGGTTATTATCAAAGTTATAAATATTTTGATATGCAATACGCCAATATATGCAAAATGATCAATTTAGACAATCAAAAGGCGGACATTGCTGAAAAACATAAGGATTTGCTTAATGGAGCAAAAAAACCAATAAGTCTCCATTTTAGAATAGGCGATTATGTTAAAAATCTCGCCATGCATCCAGTATTGAGCACAAGTTACTATATAAATTGTATTAAGTATTTAAAGTCGCTGGTTCCAGACCTTGAAGAACATTATTATTTGCTAGTATTTGGAGAGCTTTGCGATAATGAAAAGATCTCTCAAGCTATTGAAAGTATACAGGAGATTTGTAATATTAGCATTGTAGTAATTGATTATAATGTTCCAGATTATGAACAACTCTTATTAATGTCGTTGTGTAGTCACAATATAATAGCAAATAGCACATTTAGCTGGTGGGGTGCATATTTTAATAATACTTATAATAAAATTGTATGTTATCCGAGTATATGGAATGGATCAGCTAATAATGTAAATGACCTATTTCCAGAAAGTTGGATAAAAATCTCTTCTTAAATTTTGTTTTAATTTTTGATTTATAATAATAACTATGCTATTATTATTATAAAACTTATTATAACACATATTACCAATAACATCCATTTTCAATCATTTTATAATTGCTTGGTTTGTATTCATCGGGAATTATTGTAATCCAATTTTCATTATAAGGTAAATTGCTATGTTCTTTTTCTCGTGCAGACAAAATTCCAAAAATAGTTTGAATACTTCCACCTAAGTATATGGCGTCTTTATTAAGTTCATTATGTATTTTATGACATAACATATGACCATAACATCCGCACCCCAATAATACAATGTCAAAATCTAGTGTTTTAATTATATTAAAAATGTGTTCTAGCGTTTCGTGATAATTAGCATGTGGTCCATTGTTTAAAAAACAATATGGAAATTTAATAGTTTTTAGGTCTGCAAGTTTTGGAAATTTCTCATAAATCTTATATACATTTCCTGAATTATATTGTTGCTCTATAAGACCATCAAAACTAGATACACATAATACTTTCTTGTTTCTCATATAATCAAATATGCTGTCTATTCTATCATAAAAGTGACTTCCGTTCATGGATTGATAATTAATAATATTATATTTATTGAAAAAATCGGCCTTATATTTGTTAAATAATGGCATCATGTTTTCACCCATATAAAATTGCGCTTTTTCGCAGCCACCAATACTAATTTCAAGATGATTTATAAATGCAAAATAATTCTTTGTAAATGCCGTTTCGTCAAAATTCATTTGACTACCGCGCACTGCTTTATCATAATAACCAGCGGTTGTATATAACCAATTTGTATAGTTTTTTAATACATTTGATAATTGCTTTTTTAAATAAGGATCTTCATTTCCATATTTCAATATATAAGATATAAATAATATGTGCGATTCGGTATTTCCCAATCTTACTATTTTCATATTATGTTTATGTTTCAATAATTAGCTTTGAAATATTACCTTTATATTATTATCTTTATATTATTATCTTTATATTATTACCTTTATATTATTATCTTTATATTGTTTATGTAATATTTAAAGCCCATTTTTAATATAAAAAGCGTCACCCCACCCGAATTGCTTATATATACGCGCATCAGCAAGTCTAAAATTGTGTTTAGCTAAATATGTAGTTAGGTCGGACATTTGATCACAATTTTTGTACACTTCTTCAGTATTAACTTCACTATAAATATAATCTATATTGTTTAAATAGTTTTCCATAGATTTTAATGCATGTAATTCAACCCCTTGAATGTCTAAGTTAATAAAATTCACATTTGTCATGTTTATTGCATTTTTATTAATTACGCTATCCATTCTTGATGTTTTCATTTTAACTTTATCTACTAATTTTACTTGTGGATGACTTGTTTTATGAGAACCAAACTCTAATATAGACGAGCTTTGAAGATTATTTACATCACCGTCACAATTTGTAATATTAAACTCTATTTCTTTATCGTCTTCATCATATATTACTGCCTGATATATATTTAGATATGGATTAATGCGTTTGTTTTTTTCTACTAATCTAGGTAGTGCTTCTATCCAATATATGTTTGACAAATTTACACCACCTGAAATATAGTCGCCAAGCTCTTCGCAATTATGCGCACCAATATGTAAAATCCCTTTTATATTAATATTAAATCTTGCTTTCAGTTCGGCAATAGTTATTAACATATTTATATACTTGTATACTTCTATTAATAACTATTAAACTATTTATATTAAAACATGCATTAATTATATAATGTTCTAAATCTATTATATATATAATTGTTAAATTGTGCATAATTATGGCATGTTTTTAAATAAATACTATCATCATGTAAAGAATGTTCATACTCTAAACCATGAACTATGTGAAAATTACTATCTAATTGTTCAAATAATAAAGTATTGAAATATATTACGTCACAAGCCGAGGAATATTCTATATTATTTAATTCATTAAATAAATTAAGGTCGGTTAATAAACTTCTATTTAAAATAAAATTTCCTGTATTCATTAGTACTTCTAAAGCTGAACGATCTTTTCTATTTGTATTCTCAAATTCTACTATAGATTTTAAATTATTTTTAGTAATTATTTTATTAGATAAATGTCTATAATCAAAACGCGGTTTTGCAAATGATGGAGAAATTATATCATACTTAGGATTATTTATATTTTTAATATATTCATACGCAATTTTAAAATACTCATTATCAGCAAAATTATCCGAATCTATTAGAGCAATCCATTCATATGTCGAGTATTTGCATGCTTCTAATTTATTTAAAAATGGACCTAGTCTTTTGCTATTTTTATATAATCTTAATTTTTGTTTATCAATATTTGATTTTAGTATTTTCTCTATATCGTTACCATTTTCATCCGTTATTATTATTTCACCTATTAACGGGTTTTCAATATAATTTATTAGATTAATGCTTAAAAATTTATCATACCTGTCCATTGTGGGAATACATAATGTAAATTTCATTACTATATATTTATATATATACAATTATATAGTATTTAAATACTATATAATTTATAATTTATATATAATAATGAAATTTATTTTTATAGACAAAGGTAGATTAGGTAACGCCATATTTAGATATATGGCCTGTTCTGTTTTATGTATTAAATATCAAGGCGAATATAGTACATTATTACAAAATATTGATATTATTATAAATGATAATGTGTTTTGTGAAATAATTAAAAACGATTACAAATTACAAGATGGGAATTATTTATTAAACGAATGGTATCAACATGATACTATTTATAAAAAATATAAATCACAAATTATTGATTTTATTAATAAAAATCAGCATATTGTGATAACTGATGGAATAACTGCTGGTGATGGTAATAAACAAGAGTTTTTAATGAAAAATATTATAAATAGACCTCATAATTTTTATAAAAATTATGATATGGTTTTTCATATTAGATTAGGTGATATGGTAAATCTAAATATTACAATATCCTTGGAAAAAATATTGAACCTTATTCAAAATATTCAATATGCTGAATGCAATAGTATTGCTATTGTTTGTGACAAATGTGAAACACAATACGAAAAAACATTTATAAAAACCGTTATGGAAAAATTACATGCTAAATTTAACGGCACTATTATATTAGAAAGTAACGATGTATTAACTGATTTTCATATAATGAGTAGTTGTAAAATATTGGTATGTTCTGTTAGTACATTATCTTGGTGTGCTGCATTTTTTTCTAAAACAATTGAAAAATGTTATATGCCAAAACACAGCACTGCTACTACAAATCCACACTGTGATTGCTATTACCCAATTGATAATACCGAATTATATGATATATAAATTATTATTGTGGTTGGCTAGGAATAACCACATCAAATGTGCTAATATCATATTTCTTAATATCAACGTATCTAGAATCTACTATATTATCAAACATTCTTCTATATTTATCTAATGTATATCCATAATAATGAAAAGAATGCTCTACATTATTTTCGCATATATTATCAGTTAAAGAAGATTCGCCGTGCACTATATAATTACCATTGTATAATTTTATTTTATTTATAACATAATTATAGGTGTTACAATATATAGCCATTGTTTGTCTATTACCCCAAGCATATATATCACTAACAATTGGATTTTTGTAAATTCCTAAACTTATAAAATTACATTCAGGAATATGAATATATAAATGTGTTTTATCAGCAATTGGTCTAATAATGTTTTCCGGAATATTATTTGCAATAATATCACTTCGAAACTTCAAATATATGTCGTATTCAAAACCATTTTTATCAGCATATTTACAAGCCTCATTATATGTAATCATATCATTATTATACATAGACAATGTATAATATGGAACAAGTTTATTATTTATCTCTTGTAAATTAACTTGTTTGTCAGGATTGAACATATCATATATTTCTTTATCAATAATAAATTCTTTAATACTAATAAATTTTAACCATTTCTGTAAATTTATTTTCATAATATTATAATATTCACATTCTGTGTTTTTATCATTTACAGACACAAATAAATCTATTATATGGTAATCACTATTATTTAAAATAGGCAATAAACAACATTCATATCTTGCAATTCTTCCAGATATCAAAATTGCAATTCTCATAACATAATATAATAAAATATATAAATATATTTATATTATTTATTATATATAATATATTGACTAATCTAAAATTAAATATTTAGTTTTGCTATAATATCATTGCCATCAGAATCATTTATTTCATTTATTATATAACTATTATCTTTAAGTTTATTTATTGCATTAAGTAGACCACATTCACCAAGGTCATGTGCTAATTGCCTATTATGATCTGTAAATAAATTACTTTTAAATGGCCACTTTTCAAATCTAATAGTATTTATTTTATATTTGGAAAAGTCTATCATTTTAATTATTTCGCTATCAAAACCTTCGGTGTCTATTTGTAAATAGTCAATATTAGTTATACCATGAATACTACATATTGTATCAAAAGTTATGCTTTTTGTTGTTATCTTTACCATATCATTTTTATTTCCCCAATCATTCATAGGTACTAATGAAAAATGACTATCTGAATATATTAGTCCATTTTCAGCAATTGTTCCTATAACACCATTTTTTGCTGGTATATATAAGTCAATATCTTCATCGTCGGTGTAATATATAGCATTGTTATAAATATATACATTTTTCATAGTGCTGTAGTTTTTTTTTATTTTATCAATTAAATCTTTGTTGGGTTCTACTAAAATAATACAATCTGGAATATATTTATGAACCAACTTATTAAATAAGTCGTTTCCGTCGTTTGTACCTATCTGAAAAAAAGTAATAGGCATATTCATACTATGTATATATTTGGTTTCTTTTTAAATGGTTTCTTTTTAAACTATTATTTATCAAATAAAAGTTTAAAAAGCATCTTAATAAGTTAATTTTTAGACTAATAATTTTTTAACCAAATTTATTAACTCAATAGTATTTACAATCATATTATCATTATTGTCCTTCATAACATTTGTAAAACGATGAAATTCAATGTCTAATGCTTTTGTTATATGTAAATATTGGTCACACCATTGAGTTGTGTTGCACGGTATTATTTCTATAATTTTGGTTTCTTTATTTGAAAATAAAGAAAAAGTTAATCCTCCACCATTTGGCGAAACGACTATCTTTGCTGTATTAAATATTTCTATTTTTTTTTCTATGTCATAATCTTCTAAATAAAATTTTTCAAATCCAAGGTCTTGTAATTTATCAAATAACTCATCCTCATTTATTATATGTCGTCTTATAATGTTTTCACTTGCCGAACCAATTAAGCCACACGCTTTTTTCCTTGAAATATATACTAATCTATTTTTAAATTCAAAGTTAAATTTTGAAAGAAATAGATCTCTTAGAAATTGAAAATATTTTTTATCAACAAACGGATAACTGCCATCAAGTGCTATAATAGCACCATAATTATTAATTATTTGTGTATTTTCATTCTTATAATTTGATATGTCTTCAATATATTCTATTTCTTTTTCTAATATTTTAAATGTCTGTTTTTGAAAATCATTTACAAAGTTGTGTTCAGAATTACTTCCCTTTGTAAAATGTATTTTTATTGGAAATTTGGGTTTAATATTCTTATTTGTAACATTCCAATTAATAACATTAGAACATTTTAATCCATTTTTTTTATCATGTATATATTCAGTAGGATTTCCTTCAAATATATCCAGTAATCCTCCTATCATAAGAACAAACCAGTGAGTTATTATTTTATCTCCTCTACATTCTAGATTGTATATTGTATCCATTTATATAGTTAGTTATTTATGTATTTATATATTTATTTATTTATATATTTATTTATTTATTTACTTATTTATTTATTTATTTTTTCACTTTTTCACAAATTTATATATTGGATAATTTTTTGTTCCATTTTTTTTATATAAAAAATCTATTTGTAAATTATTAATCGCTGCAAATTCATCTACTGCTTTTGTAGTTCCTGGACAACAAGAAGCATAATCATCACCTAATAACCATCCACCTACTCTTAATTTTTTCCACCAAAATGGTAAATCTTTAATTACGGCTTCATAACTATGATCACCATCAATAAAAACTGCATCTAAATAATTATCTGGAATTTGTTGTTCTGTTATAGACAAACTTTGTTGTCTTAACCATGTATACTTATTTTTGTATGGATTTAAATGTTTATTTATATTATTAATTAATTTTTCAAATCCACCATATTTCATTACATCTGTAGCAAATCCATCATTTGGATAATAAACCATAGGATCTATTAAATATAACATACTCAGATCGCAAGTTTCCAAAATTTGTTTTGCGTGAAAACCATAACCTATTCCTATTTCAGCACAATTCTTAAAATTATTTTCATTTATTATATCTGAAAATACACCATAATAATACATAGCCCATCCGCCTTCTCCTCCATTATCACCTCCTGATTTCCATATATTTATTAAATTCGTGTAAAATTCATCATAATTAGCAATCATCGTTTATAGTTATTATAAATGAATTATGTTTAAATTTAAATATATTTATATATATAAATATATAAATATATAAATATATAAATATATAAATATATATTTATTTAAATGATACAGAGCCCATTATTTTATTGTGCAAATAAAGATACTTATCCACCTTTCAAAAACGGGCTATACAAAGAGGAATATTTTCTTAAAACATTTCTTGAAAATAATCCAATAACAAAAAGAAAATATATACCGGCTCTATGGACGAATTTTCAAATAGAAGGCTGGTTCCAATCTTACAAAGAAAATATGCAAAACATATTAGACGATTGGATTTTAAATAATCCATGTGAAAATGGATATTATGTTGTAGTGCAACATGATGATAATTGTTTATTAAAATTACCAGAAAATACAATTATATACGGAAGTTGTTCGGGTAGCATACCTATACCTTTAATTTATCAAGATAAACATAATAATCTAGAAAATATATCAAAAAAAAACTTTGATGATAAAACTATTTTATGTAGTTTTGTAGGAAATATTACATCTAATAACGTTGTACCTAATGTGCGCGAATTAATGTTTAATAAATTAACGAGTAAAAAAAATTTTAGGTTAATCAACAGTGGTGGATGGAATCCTATAGTTAATAAGAATAATCAAGATTTATTTATTAATAATACATTAAATTCCAAATTTGCTTTAGCTCCAAGAGGTTACGGTAGAAGTTCTTTTAGATTTTTTGAAATATTTAAATTAGGTACTATTCCTATATATATATGGAATGATATTGATTGGTTACCTTTCAAGGATGAAATTAACTATAATAAATTATGCATAAATATACATTGTTCACAACTTGATGACTTAGAAAACATTTTGCTGAATATTGATAAAGAAAAATATAATAATATGTTGAATTATTATACTACTATAAAACATTTATTTAGCGTGGAAGGATTATATGAAAAAATTATTAATTTAGAATCTTAAATTATATTTATCTTAAATTATATTGATCTTAAATTATATTTATCTTAAATTATATTGATTTTAACATTATATATTTATTATTACGAGCTCTTGATAAATAATCATAAAAATGTGTATTTTCATTATGTGTTTTTATTTGTTTAAATAAAGGTTTTATGTTTGTGAAGTATAATGCTATTATACCTTGGTCATTTGTTATACTGATTGGATATTCAAGTAATAAATTTAGCAAATTAGTATATGTAGTATTTTCAATTATACTTGTATCATATAGCATTATTGTTGTTTGAAAATAGTCTATATTCAAATTAAAGCTATTATTAAGTTTTGTGAAATAGCCTGTATTATTTTTATCAAATTGATTATGCAATTTCCATTCATAAGTAGGAAACGCATCAGAATGTGCTAATAGTGTATTTTCATTAATATTAATTTCATTTAATAAAGGCGTTATATCTGAAAATATAGTTATTCCACAATCTAAGTAAAAAATATATTTCCATTGTTTGAAAAAAGTATTAAACAAGTGAAATTTATGAAATTGAAATTTCTTTTGAAACCAATGTGGTTGTCTATTCATGTTTTTTTGAATATCTAAAAAACCATTAGTAAATTGAATATTAGGAAAATATTTGATTATAATATTATTATTTCTTATAAAATCGCATTCTAATAATTTGTCATTATTTAAATCGTCACCAATTACCAAACAAATTGTACCACTATATTTACCATTTGTGATTAGTTGATTACAAGTATAAATAAATTTATTAAAATAGGCTCTATCGCATAATAAAACAACACAGTGATCTGTCATGATTATTATAATTATTTAAATACTTAGTTTTATATTAGTTTTATATTAGTTTTATTAAAACAATTATAAATAATATATAAATATTAATACTTAATATATATTATTTATGGCTAATACTAATAGTAACCCTAATAGTAGTAGTGTTGTTATTCCAAAAATTATCCATCAACTATGGATTGGTCCTAAGCCTCGCCCTTCAAAATTTATGGCTACTTGGCAGACTAAGCACCCCGACTATGAATATATTATGTGGAACGAAGAAGAAATTCGCAATCGTGGGTTGCAGCTAGAATGCGTTTCGAAAATTAATGAAATAGAGGAAATTAATGGTAAAGCCGACATTATACGTTGGGAGATTTTATATTATTATGGTGGACTATTTGTTGACGCCGACTCCATTTGTATTGAGCCATTTAACTATTTGATTGAGCAGCATAAACCTTTTTGCGGTTATGAAAATGAAAACGTAAGGCAGGGCTTAGTTGCAACCGGAACCATGGCATTTCCGAAAAATCATCCATTGCCTAGGGGCGCAATTGATTATATTAAAGCCAATGAAGTTAGCCGAGCTAAAACAGGTAAAATGGCATGGAGAACTGTTGGTCCCGAATTATTAACAAAGCTTCTTCAAACTAATTTATTTTGTGATGTTGTTATTTATCCTAGTTATTATTTTTTGCCAAAGCATGCCACCGGAATGCAATATATGGGGCATTCTATTGTTTATGCTTATCAAGAATGGGGCTCTACTAAGCAAAATTACGAAATTATGAATTCACTTGAACTAGAGGACATTTACAAAGAACCTAAAAATTGGGTTTCCGTTTTAGTAAGCAGTTATAATACAAATCATAAATATGTTGTAGAATGTTTGGAATCCATAAAAATACAAAACGGCCATTACGGAATTGAGCTAGTATGGATTAATGATGGATCAAATGAGCTAAGCACTAAGCTATTGGAAAAAACACTTGACGAATTTAAAGCCAAAATGCGATTTGTAAAAATTGTTTATAAAAAATGGCCTACAAATAAGGGTATTGGTTATAGTTTGAATAAAGGCATTGAAATGTGTTCATACGAAATCATTATTAAAGTTGATAGTGATGATATGTGTTTGCCCGATCGTTTTATTAAGCAAATTGAATTTATGAGAAATAATTTAGATTGTGCTATTGTTGGCTGTAATGCGCATTACTTAAAAGAAATTGATAATGCTAAAGTACTTCAAGGATCTACAAATCACCCATATTTATTAACATGGGCAGACTATAAAAGAAATCCATCTCATTGGTTTGTAAATCATCCATGTGTATGTTATAGAAAGTCTGCTGTGTTAGCAATTGGTAATTATAATGAACACACACATTCGCTATACGAAGACTTTGAACTAGAACTAAAACTGCTTAAACAATTTGGCAAGCTATATAATATTCAAGAAAATTTACTATATTATAGAATACATGCAAATCAGGTTACTGCTAATAATAGTTGCTCTAAACCTGAAGTTGTGAATGCGCGAAATGATTTTATTAAAAAATTGTTGCTAGATTAATTTGGCTACATTAATTTGGCTAGAAAAAATTGAAATATAATTTTATTTAATTTTATTTGTTTTATTTATTAAATTATAAGATATTCTAATATTAAGTATAGTTAATTATTAAATGATTATTGAATTATTTCATAATTTTATCGAATTTTTGCTTATTAAATTGTATCCAGACCATTATGAATACAAAATTATAGAGCGAGTAAATTCGAGTGGATCGCTTGTCGAATATTGCGAAAATTGAATATAATAAATTTTATGTTATATTCTTTTTTATTATTGTTTATTTGAAACTATATTAAAAACAATTATAAAAATAATATAAAAATAATATAAAAATGCATATTACAAATACAAATACAAATACAAATACAAATACAAATACAAATACATTTGCAATAAATAGTACATTAGTTTGTATGTCAAATTTTATTTATGGGTTATTTATTTTTATTATTAGATGGACTAATCCGGTTTATATACTATTGACGCCGTTTGCATATATTGCACGCTTAACTCACCAAGTTCCTATTATTTTAAATGCCAGAAATCGAAGCATACAAACTATGACTTATAATAAATATGACATGGTTGCTTTACCGACAGACGCCAATTTTATACAAGATAGGTGGCAATCATTCCAATATATTGAGTGGAGATTTTCCGACGTATTGACCCGTGATAAATGTAAGGATGATTGCGACATTTGGTCTATGCGTAATTTTAAGTGTAAATCAAACTTTATTGAAAATGAAGGTAGTGTTAAAGAATATGTTGAAGCAATTACTCGAAAAAAACCTTCACAAGTTATTATAAATGCTACACATTTAGTGGTTTATTTCAAAACAGCAATTGTTGTAATTATGGATCATTATTTTTGTGATGGATTAATTATTGATGATTTGATAAAACAGTTATTTTATCAAGATAATGTTAGTAATAAAGCATTTCCAAAGTATATAAGTTATCCTTTAATTTCCGATTATATAGCTATTGAATATTTTGGAAGAAGGTTTATTGAGAATATTAGATATCCACAATTAATTGGCGGATTAGCAAATAAAACATGTGTATTGTCTGAAATAGTAAAAAAAAATACTATTATTCCTTGGAACCGTTGGACAATATATGCGCATGGAATTTATAATGTATATGAAGCGCTACCTCAAGATGTTAAATATTTGCGTGTAGGTTTAACTGTTGGTTTTGATAGTGATAAAACATTTGGCAATAATCGCATAGGTGTTATAATAGTTACTATTAAGAGACAGCATGCTTATTTATCATATAATGAAAAAATACTACATTATATGGAGCAGTTTAAAACACAAACAATTGCAAATATGAATGATGCACATACGTCATATGATATACTTCGTTCATATAATATGAGTTATATTCGTAGTTCTAAAATGCAGAAAGTTATTGATATTTATTTTACATCGTTATTTTACAAAGAAGAACCTACGCATAGTGTTTTAGGATTTGGTGGATTTATTGGCGCATTAAAAAGTGCGGAAAACACATATATATTTTCAATATCGCGCAGTTCACAAACTTTTTTTACTTACGTATCAAATTGGGATCAATTGGATTTAAATAAGCTTATAAGCAATGGACTTACTCTTGAATATGAATTTGATAATAGAGACCCTAAACAGTTCTAATTTATTTTTGATTTTGATTTTGATTTTGATTTTGATTTTGATTTTGATTTTGATTTTTTTATTTATTTTGATTTTTATAAAATAAATAAAAATTGTATTAGCATTAGTAGCATTTGCAGCATTACGATTGCATATCTTCTATATACACATTTACATGATTTTTATCCAAAAACATATTAAATACACACAATGCTAATAACCATACTAAAAATGGCATATAATATTCTAAACCAATACCGAAAAAATTGCCTATTAAATAACCCGAAAATATTAATATAAACATTAAAACTAGCGATATAACTATATTATTTGAAGAAGACACATCCATTTATATGTATATAATGTTATTTATTTTGTTTAATAACTAATATACTTTTCTCTATTATTGGCCGATTTTCTAATATAAAATTGCTTACATGATTACTATCTATTTCTGGATTATCCTTAAAATAATCTTCCAACATTTTAAATAAAAACTCTTTATTTAAAGGCGCCTTTACTTTGTTTTTTCTATATATTAATTTTCCGTCATTTATATCAAATCTATCTATTTCATTATTTTCCATAACATTAATTAAACTCCCTGATAACTGTTTCTTTGAATTTCGCAATTCCTTGATTTGTTTATTTAAATTATTTATTTTTGTATCAATCGAGATCCATTCTTTTATAGTACTTATTAATAGTTGCTTTTGCTCACTCATAATGCTTATAATTAATATTAATAATAATAATTAAATTTATTAATATTATTTTACATAGTTTTGTTATATATTATAAAATTGTAAAATTGGATTATAAAAATAAAATAATTAATATAACGTTATAAATATAATGTTATAAATATAATATAAAGACTATTTAATATGTTTTAAGTTAATAAGTAACCTATTTATTAGCTCGCCTTTATTTCCGCTTAATTTATAATTATGTGTTCGCAATTCATTTTTGAGCTCTAGCACCGACTTTTTCTTATATATTTTTAATATGTCAGGATCTATGTTATCCAATAATTCTTCTTCGTTCATTGTATATTTTAAATGACTATTACAATAAAGTCCATATTTTGTTACACATGCATTTTTTCCACATTTTTTTGAGGATTTATCAATATATGTGCATTCATGCAATTTAATGCAACATTCAGGAGGATTGTTTACTCCTTTTATCATCTTATTTCCATAATACTTAAAATAAGGCAACAGTTTGCTACTTATAGATCTGCAATATGGACACTTTATTTCATTTAATTTTAATTTTGAATTATCTAGCAATTTCTTTGTCTTTTGTTCAACAACCTCATTGTATAATCCTAAAAAATTAAACTTATGATTACACTCCAAAGTGATAAAATTACTATCTAATATTTCATTGCTTATTAAGCATCTTTCTTTTAAGTCTTCGCGTCCATTTTCGTCGTCTTCTAACAATAATTTCATAAAAATCTCTTTGTTACTCATATAATTATGTTTAATTATATTTAATTAATTAAATATATTTTAAATACATTTTAAATATATTTAAATATATATTATATATGGCTGTATCTAAAGAAATTTGGGGAAATAATGTATGGAATTTATTCCACACTATTGCTCATAAAATTAAAGAAGACAGATTTGAATTTCATAAAAACAATATTATATATATATTAGAAAATATATGTGCTACGTTACCATGTCCGGAATGCAGCAAAGATGCTACTGACATGTTAAAAAAGGTTAATTTCTCTCAAATTAACACTAAAAACGACTTTAAATTATTAATTTTTAATTTTCATAATGCCATTAACACTAAACTAAACAAACCACTATTTGATTTTAATGAACTAGATAATAGATATAGTAAGGCAAATATTGATATATTATATACTAATATAAATATTATTTTTACTTCAAATACAAATATTCCTCAACTCATGACGTCCAGCTTTCACCGAAATCTTTTATTTCCCAAAATAAAAGAAGCATTGCGAATTATTAGAGAAGACTTGTTATAGCATTACATTATTACATTATTACATTATTACATTATTACATTATTACTTCTCCATTTTGATAAACCTGACATTTAAATTGTTGATTTGTCGGTTTGCCACATTGAACATTGTTACTAACTGTGTTAGCAAAATAAACATATTTTTCTTTGGCAGCCATATACAACAAAGTATAATATACTATTCCGAAAATTATACCTACCAATAACCCTAATACTAGTCCCATTATATCGCTACACTTTTGATTTAATTCTGTAACTCCATTAATAGCTGTTACTGATAATAAAAATACTAATAACGAATAATTAATAGAATTCTTATTTATTATCATAGGATAAATTAAATATGTTGATGAAAATGATAATATTGCACCGCTTAATGATGGCGCGTTATATATAACCCCCATATCCTTAACAGTGAACGGTGAAGGTAATATATTGCAAAAAGGGGATGCTAATACTGTTTGCTTACTTTTTATAACATTCTTTAGCACAAGCACTATTGACGATAATATTACTATTCCCATATTAAATATTATTCCCTTTTCTAAACTGTTTTGCGCTATTGATAACAATGTAATAAAGAAAACAACCAATAGCGGAGCAGTAAAAGATATATATTCAAACATATTTGTTAAACTCATTGTTATTGCTAGTGGACCGGTCGACATTATTTATTTAAATATTAATATATATTAATATTTTAATATATTTTATAATATTTTATAATATATTTTATAATATTTTAATATATTTTATAATATTTTATAATATTTTATAATATTTTATAAGTATATAAAAATGGCTAACTCAACAAGATTTCTACAAACTGCTAAAAACAGAATTCCTTTTTAAAAAATGTTTCAACAAATGTTATATTATTAGCTTCCTTATTTATAATAAGTATAATAATATATTATATGTTAAATAAACGTAGTTTAGAAAATATGGACAATGAAAATGACAATGGTAGTGATAAATTAGTTGAAGGAGGGCCAAGCAGTGGTCGTTCCACAGCTGTTGGTAAAGCAGCAAACGCAGCTAATGCAATCGCTGGGCGGTGGCAGCGGAGGTATTGATAGCACCTGATAATAACTAAACTAGCACATACTTTTACATAATTATCTCAGCAATAGCTTGCATTATATTTTCTAGTTCTATAAATATGCAATTTTCGGTGTTTTTTTCATACTTTTCGCGAAATAATTTATAATCTTTAGCATTAGCTTTAGGATAATAAAAGGTTGTTACGCCGGCGCGCAATCCGCCTAATATTTTTAAATCTAAACCCCCTATTGCTGTTATGTTTCCTTGTAAGCATATTTCGCCGGTTATTGCTATATTGTTTTTTATCTTTCTTTTGGATAATAAACTATATAATACAAGAGTTATGGCTGCTCCTGCTGATGGTCCGTCTTTTGGTGTAGCGCCTTCAGGCACATGAATATGAATACCTTGCATCTTACTTTCTTCTAGCTCTTTTGTTAATGCGCTTATTTCTGATTTGCTTAATAAACTAAAGGCTAAAGTTTTCGCCACAGCCATGCTTTCCTTCATTATATCTCCTTGTAGTCCTGTAAGTTTTAATTCTAAAAATGTAGAACTATGAAAAAAGCAGCTTTCAATGTGTATAATTCCGCTATTTCCATAACTATTTGCCCATAATCCATTTATTATTCCTATTTTGGGCTCACTATTTATTGATAAATGGTTGATCTTGTGATTTGTTTGTAATAAATCTTCAATAATGGCAATACTTAATTTATACGGTAAATCATTCATAAATTTACCCTTCAATAAGGTCAAATTTATTGAGGATATTATTTCAAATAATAATTCTTTTAATTTTCTTACTCCTGGCTCATTTGTGTAATATGTTATTATAAATTTGATTTCGGGCTCTTCAAATATTATTACGCCATTAAAATGAAATTTCAAATATAAGTCTGGCAATAAGTAATCGCGTGCTATAACTATTTTATCGTCTAATGTTAAAATATCAAACTTTATTCTATGTATTCTATCTAATAATATTTTATCCAACAGTTCAGCGTCGTTATACGAAAAAATGAATAATACTTTCGATAAATCTAAGTCTATATTGCTAAAATATTTATCTTGAAAGTGGGTGTTTTGTGTGCTATCTATTAAATGGGTTAATATTCCTATTATTTCTTTTCCGTGTTCAGTTTTGCTCACTTTATCTAATTCGTCTATAAAAATAATCGGGTTCATGCATTTATGTTCCATCAAAATATCAACTATTTTGCCCCATGTTGACCCTACATATGTATAATTATGACCCTCTAATATACTTCCGTTACATGACCCACCTAATGCAATAAGAGAGAATGGCCGGCTATTATTATTTTTATCTTTCAAACAATTAGCTAACCCTTTTTGTGCTAAACTTGTCTTACCTATTCCTGGTAAGCCTTCAAACCCAAAACAATATCCACACATTTCGCCATTTATCCATTGACCCACTATTCTTTCTAACTGCAATTTAGCATTTTTATGACCATAAACCGCCTTATCTAAAACGCTATTAAAATCATTCATATAAGTCACTATTTCTTCGTTTTTTCTAGTAATTTGATTAATATGTTTTTCAACCGAAAATAAGTAATCGTAATATGATGTGTTTATTACTTGCTTAAAAAATATTACTATTTCATTTAATAAATCGTTATTAATGTTGTTATTAACATTATTAACATTTTTATAAACATTATGATTTTTATTTAAAGACTTAATAAATTCTAATAAATTAGTTTTTGAAAAATTGTTTTTATCATGATCTACATTTTTTTGTGTTATTACATTTTTCAATGATTTCAATAATGTTGAAGTTACTTTTTTCTTGTTTTTTTCAATATAGTCTACAATTAAGCGGATCAACTCATTTGTAATAAAAGCCTTATTTGTGCTTATTTTTTCAATAATATTAATATTTATTATATTATTATTATTTTTCATAGTGCCTAGTTCTGCGAATATATTGCTTATAGTGCTATTATTAGTTAACTGCAAAATTTGGCCGGCTTTAAGTGGGTTTATTATATTATTTAGCAAACTATTTATTTCGTATTTTATTTTCAATATTTCTTCTTCTTTGTAAATAGAAAACGGTATTTTCAGTAGTCCATCTAAATATTGCTTTGCCTTTGATCCTGCGTCGTCGGACTTTGATTTTAGTTCTTTCAATTTTTGTAATGCCTTTTCTTTCACATTAGTACTTGCTTTCATAAAATATATGCTTTGCTCTAATGGGATTTTTGACGTTTCAAAATTTAATAGCTCATTTGTGTATTCTACCGTTTTCTGAACGGCGTTTTTTAAGTGTTTTTTGCAATTCCAGTTTAAGCTATTATATAGCTTTGTTTGGTCGTTATTTATATACGTCTTATCGTTGGATAATATGTCATATAATATGTAAGCTATATACAAATTGTCTACTTTATTGTTTACTAATAATAACATTATTATTAGTGTGCGCTGATTATATAGATCATAACTTATAAAGTCTTGCACTAACATGTCTAATGACTTTTGACTATAGCTGTTTATTTCATTTAAACTATGCGTGTATTTGTTATATAAGTCATTTACGCTATATATTAGTAGCTCTTTTAATGAGTAATTATTTACAAAATTGTCGCAAATTGTGGGATTGTCGCAAATTGTGGGATTGTCGCAAATTGTGGGATTGTCGCAAATTGTGGTGTTGTTGCTTGGATCGTTGTATTGCAATAATGCGGTCTTTATATTGTTTTTCTTATTTATTATAAAACTATTGCTGCTATTACATGTTAATAAGTCGTCACATAAGCAATTTATGATTAGCGTTTTTTTATGTATAATGTCTTGTATTATTACTTTCATGCCATATACTTTGATTATAAAATTCGCATTTGTATGGGCTAAATCGAAGCATTCTAATGTGTCGCAATCGAATATACTTTTAGTGTCAAATAATTTCAATTTTGAAATTTCTTTAGTGTTCCAATTTACAATATTATAATTTAAAGGATGTATGTGCCTTTCAAATAATTTATATTTCATATTTAATTCGTTTGTAAAATTCTTTTCTGCAAAAGTCATGGACAAGCATATATTTATTACATTTTCAAAACTATAGCAACCACAACTCTTTATTAATGCTGATATGTTGTTATTAATAAATTGTAGCTCTTCTATAATGTTATCATAATTAATAGAATTAATTATATTTACTATCTTTTCTAACGCACTAAAAGCATTATTTAATTCGTTACATGACATAATATTTAAGCTATTGTAATAATTCAAACCTTTTGCTATGTCATTTATTACATTCCTGAAATATTCCACTTTTTCTTCATAAATATTCATTATATAAACTTATATAAGTTAAAATATTATATATATACTATTTTAACTTAAAAGTCGCCATTTTTATAAAATCGCAATATTTATAAAAATTGACATATTACATTATAAATAGCTTAAATTAATTATATAAATGGGAATTCCTTACTATTTTAGCTATTTGATTAAAAATCATAATCTTATTATTTCAAAATTGCAGTTTTTGAATAATAATATAGCTAATCTATTTTTGGATTGCAATTCTCTCATATATGACACTTTAGATTATAAAATGTTTCAAAATAAGCAACAATTTGAAAGCTACATTATTGAAAATGTTATTATTAAAATAGAAACCATTATCAAGGTTATTAATCCGTGCAAAACTATTTATATTGCATTTGACGGAGTTCCGCCTTTTGCTAAAATTAGCCAACAAAAGAATAGGCGCTATAAATCTGCTTATCAAAGCATGCTATTCAAAACAAATGTGTTATGGGATAGTTGTGCCATTACACCAGGCACGCTTTTTATGGACGCCTTGAATAATGCGCTTTGCTTGCATTTTAAAAAAGTCAAGTATCTTAATTCTTCCAATAAGCCTGTAAATGTGTTATTGAGTTTATCTAATGAAGCAGGTGAAGGTGAGCATAAATTATTTCAATACATTAGGCAGTCATCAACTATTATAAGCGAAAACAGTGTTATATATGGTATGGACGCCGACTTGATCATGCTTTCATTAAACCATTTAAAATATACGCAGCATATTTATTTATACAGAGAAACGCCGGTTTTCATTAATGCGTTAGATAAGTCGCTTTGCGAAAATGAAAAATACATTATAAATATTAACTTGCTTGGATCTATTATTTATAAAGAGATTACAAATGATATAATTATGAAGAGCGATACACCAGACTGGTTAAGAGACGCAGAGTTTACATTAGATATATCGTTTAATAAAACACATAACGCCAAATTTTATAATAAAATAGAAGATTACATTTTCATATGTTTCTTGCTAGGTAACGACTTTTTGCCGCACTTTCCTGCATTAAACATTAGATTAAACGGGTTTACTGTATTGCTTGAGTGTTACAAAAAATTGTTTGGACCTAACGACTTTTTGATAGAAAATAATAATATTAATTGGCATAATTTTAAAAAGTACATTAAAGCTATTGCACCACACGAAGAAACATTTATTAAAGAAGTATATACTATTAGAGAGAAGCAAGGGCGCAAATATTATCCTGAAAATAGCGAAGAAGAAATTCAATTTAAATTTACATGTACTCCATCGTGGGAGCGAAATGTGGAAATCTTTATAAATCCGCATGAAGAAGGCTGGAGCCATCGTTATTATTATAGTTTGCTTTCAATAAATTCGAATAAGTCGATTTATAATAAAAACATAGAAAATTTGTGCACAAATTATTTGGAAACTTTGCAGTGGGTTTATAATTATTATAGCTCATCGTGCAAAAATTGGACATTATATTATAAATATAACTATCCGCCATTATTGAGCGATTTATATTCCTATATTCCATATTTTAATAGTGAATTTGTAATAAATGAAAATAATGATGTTTTAAATGATAAATTGTTGCTATGCCATGTTTTGCCTAGAAAAAGTTTGGATTTATTGCCTAGTAAAATACATAATTATTTATTAAACAATTATGAATGTTTGTATAAAACGGATTATAATATACACTATGCGTTTTGTAAATATTTCTATGAAGGCCATGTTAATTTTCCGGAATTCAATATAGACGAATTTAATAAAAATATTATGAAATTGCTATAAATGGTTTATGAAACGCGTTGTAAGCATGTATTGAAAAAATGCACAACACCGGCATTATCAGATCCTAAATGACATATATCAGGAATATACCAATGGTCTTTTTCGGAGTTAGTATAAGCAAGAAGGGCAGGTATGCCGTTTAGCATTCTCATTTTTTTCATTTTCATATACAAATCTATAGATTCGTCTATATCTATTTCGTAATATTGAATGGATGATGGCTTCGCTTTTTTAAAATCTGAGCAAGTAGTCTTTATTTTTTTACATGGACCACACCAGTCCGCAGTGAATTTTAATATGATTAATTCTTTATCTTCTAATTTGGATACTTTTGTTCTTAAAACCTCTTCATTAATTATTTCACTCATGTATAAAATAGTTATATACTTTAATTTTATATATTTTTTTTATAAAATTAACTTATTACTTTTTATTGTTTTTCATTATTTTTCATTGTTTTCTTCGTGTTTTCTTCATTGCATTTAATGTTTTCTTCATTGCATTTAATGTTTTCTTCATGTTTTCTTCATTGACTTTCATGTTTTCTTCATTGATTTTCATTTTTCTTCATTACTTTAAACTTTTCGAAAACCCTAAAAAACCCGGTTTTTCACTTTGTGACCATTATGGTCTCATGAATATTTTACACTTTTAAGTGTGTTTTTTTTTGAAAAATATTTTCAGGATTTTTTTGGAAAAAGGACATTTATAAATGTCCATTTTTAAGGTATATAAGCCTTTATAGAATTTTGGCAAAAAAACAGCATTTTTCACATTTGTGAGCATAAGCATAACAAAATAAAAAATTCATGCAAAAAAACGCCTTACCATAAAATAATTTTATATAAAAAAAGGGTTTAGGAGTTTTTTTTGTTGTATAAATATACAACAAATGACAACAGAAAAAGCGCAAAAAAGCGCTTTTTTTTTTGTGTGTGAAAATTGTGACTATAGATCAAGTAAGAAAACAGACTTCAACCGACATCTTTTGACACCTAAACATAAAAATACAACTTTTTTACAACAAAATACAACAAAAAGCGCACAAAAAAACGACATCGTCACAAATTTTTCATGTGATTGTGGAAAATCCTATCCATATAGGGCTTCGTTACACAATCACAAAAAAAAATGTATTTTTCCGGACAAAAAAGCGCTTAAAAAGCGCACAGATGAATTAGCATGTAACACTAACGACGAACAAGTAATTTTAACAAACGATATAATTATAAAGTTGTTAAACGACAATAAAGAAATGAGAGATATTATTACAAAACAGCAAGATCATATGATGAAACAGCAAAATCAGATAAGTGAATTAATACCGATGGTAGGTAGTAATAACAACAATCATATACAAAACAATAAATTTAACATCCAAGTTTTTCTGAACGAGCGATGTAAGGATGCAATAAATATGAGTGATTTTATAAAGTCAATACGGGTTAGTTTAGAGCAACTTGACTATACAAAGCAAAACGGGTTAGTTAACGGGCTAACCAATGTAATAATTGAAAACATGAATAAATTGGGATTATATCAAAGACCAATTCATTGTACTGATTTAAAACGCGAATCGTTATATATAAAAGATGATGACAACTGGGAAAAAGATGTTAATAAAGATAAAATAAGGAAAGTAATAAAAGATGTATCAACAAAACAGTTTTGCGCATTAAGTAATTGGACAAAAGAAAATCCGGATTTTCAGAATAATGAGACCAAGCAAAATTATTATACACACACGCTTGTAGCAATAGCAAATAATAAGGAACACAACGAAGATAAAATAATAAAAAAGCTATGCACAAGTAGCTATATAAAAGAAGAGGATTAGCTAATAATAATATAAAATATAATTTAAAGAATTTTCTTAAAAATATATTTAGCATATATATAGAAAATGTCATTTTCAAGAAGAAATCTTAAAAAACGTTATGCTACAAGAAAACATGGACCAATGTCTAGAAATAGGACATTTAAAAGACAATCAATGAAAAACTATATGCGTCATCGCGCAAAAGGGTTTTATCTACGTCCGCCCCATTTTCTACCTATTCCGCCACCACGAGCACCGTCGATGCCTATTCCTCCGCCACAACCGCCATCACCGCCTAAATCTGCGCCATCTTTTCTACCTATTCCACCTCCGCGACCACCGTCGCTACCTATTCCTCCGCCTATTCCTCCGCCACCAAGTCCCTTACATAGTAGTCCGCCATCATTTGGAGAAAAGAAAGAAGAACAAAAGAAAGAAGAACAAAAGAAAGCAGAACAAAAGAAAGCAGAACAAAAGAAAGCAGAACAAAAGAAACCAGAACAAAAGAAAGCAGAACAAAAGAAAGCAGAACATGAACCAACAGTACCACAACCAAGGCGCAGTTTAAGACAAGTAATAATGAACTCCGATAAAAATAAAAAAATCAAACGCAGATAAATAAAGCCTTTATAATATCTATTATTTTTATTTAAAGCCTATTTTATATATTTTATTTAGATACTATATAAACAAGAAATGGCGCACACAAGAAAACATAAAAGAAAAGGTTATACTCGAAATTTAGGCAAGTACTCTAGAAAGGCAAAAAACATCTTTGGCCGCGCATATGGTAAGGCCATTAAAGCATTTTATCGCTCTCCTATTCCTCCGTCGCCTATTCCACCACCAAAAGCGCCAACACCACTTATGCCGCTTCCTTATTTACCAATAGCACCGCCACCAAACCCAGTAGAACCCAGACCAAAAAGAAGGAAAAGGCGATGGCCTAGACACGTAAGTTTTGCGGAAAATGCAAAAAAATGAGCTTAATTATGATCATTTTATTATAATTATTTATGACAAAATGACAAAATGAGTATAAATTTATTACTGTGTTCTTCTAGTACTATTTCTATATTTTCTATTATTTCTATTTCTACTATTTCTACTATTTATATTTCTACTATTTCTACTTCTTCTTTTTGTCCTTCTTATGCGCCGTGTTATTATTTTACCGGCTTTATTTTTAGATGATGATATAATAACATTATCTAAACCATGAAAAATTGCACTAGCTTGTGCTATATATTTTTTCACCATCTTCTCTTGCTTGTCTGGATACACTATATCTTCATCCAGATCAACAATCCATGATGTAGTTGTTGGATCAATACTATCAAGGCTATTCCTCATTTCTTTTGCCTTAATTGCTAGACGTTTTGCCATAAGGGCATGTAAAACTAGTTCAGGTCGCTTGTGACCGAGTTCATTCAGTTTAATTTGTGCATAATCAACCAAAAAATATGAAGTAATAAAGTCATTTAAATCTAAACGTAATTTCTTAACAAATTTATTTTCAAAATCATTATCTAATAAATCAATCAACTTTTTTTTTAAATCTCTCTCTCTTTTCACAATATCTTCTTGTATAATTGTTTGCATGTTTAGTTCATTTTCATCATATAGTGTTTCTAATTCTTTATAAAGCTCCATAATATTTTCAACTACTATATTTGTATGAGATTTGATTACGGGTCTTATTCTAATACTATGACTTAATGGGTTTTCCAACACCAGTGTTATGCTATTATTAGCCTTTTTCAAATACTTTAATAAAGTCTTTATATGCATATTATTTATAATGTAACTAGAGAGAGACATATAATATTTATAATATAAATATTATAAACATTATAATATTATAATATTATTTAAATAACATGGATTTAGACATTACTAATTATGACTATGATGATATATTAAAACTGTTTAAATTATCAAATCAGTTTACTATAGAAGACTTGAAAAAAGCGAAAAAACAGGTTTTGTCAAGTCACCCAGATAAGTCGGGCCTAGATAAAAGTTATTTCTTATTTTTCTCAAGCGCCTACAAAATCCTATTTAACATATATAATTTTAGAGAGAAACATAGCTCAACAACAAATTTAAACAATTATAATGAAAATTATAATGCACATAAGGATGAATTTAACGCATTATTAATACAAAAAGTAACTAGTAATAAATCAAGCGCCCAATTTAATACTTGGTTTAACGAGCAATTTGAAAACTTTAAAATAACAAACGATTACGATGCAAACGGATATGGAGACTGGTTAACAAGTAAAGATGATAACAACAATGAAGAAATTGTAAAATGCAAAGACATGAATAGCCTACATAAGATTATTGAAGAAAAGAAGCAAATAGCGAGAACACAAAATTTAGTAATAAAAAAAGATGTATGCGAATTTAATAATACTAATTATTGCGATTTAACAAATTCAAAACCAGAAGACTATAGCTCTGGACTATTTAGTAAATTTCAATATGAAGATTTAAAAAAGGCACATATCGAGAGCTTAATACCGGTAACCAACGAAGACATTACAAATAATTATAGCTCATTGGAAGATATAAGAACTAAACGAGCTAGTCAAGTACTGTCTCCATTAAAACACGATGAAGCAAAGAGCTATTTAAATAAATCAAAAGAAGATGAAAATAATATATCGGCATCACGTGCATATAGCTTATTTAAACAAGACGAATTAAATAAACAAAAAAATGATAAATTTTGGTCTAATTTAAAACGCTTAAACTAATTTAAAAGGTATTATTATTAGTTATAAAAATTTAGATTTTATATATAATTATATAAATGATTAGTGCTTATAAAAGTACAATACTAGTTATAATATTATTTATTGTAATAATAATAATGTTATTAATAAATAGCAATATAGAAACATATAGTAATAATAAAAATATTGGTAATTTAAATCCACTTACATATAACAATAATAATAATAATAAGTGTTGTCCAGATATAAGTAATAACAACAATAATTTTGGTCCTATTGCTTATAATGATTTTTGTAATAGTTTTACTGATCCATCTGATAAATATAATACACCAGATGAGTATAACAAATATTGTGCAACACAATTATTATTAATTCCTGAAAGACAATACACAATTAGTCAAGCAACCACTTCAACAAATCCAGTAATTTCAACTAATACTGTAAATCCTGTAACTCCAGTAAATCCTGTAACTCCAGTAAATCCTGTAACTCCACTAACTCCAGTAAATCCTGTAACTCCAACTAATCCTGTAACTCCAGTAAATCCTGTAACTCCAGTAACTCCAACTAATCCAGTAACTCCAACTAATCCAGTAACTCCAACTAATCCAGTAACTCCAACTAATCCAGTAACTCCAACTAATCCAGTAACTCCAACTAATCCAGTAACTCCAACAAATCCTGCAAATCCAACAAATCCAGCAACTCCGACTAATCCAGCAAATCCAGCAACTCCGACTAATCCTGCAACTGCAAATACACCTGTTACATATCCAATAATAAAACCATATGGTTATGGGTCAATAAGAGGATGGTATGATACTAGAAAGAGTAGTTATTTATTAGACAATCCAATTACAATATATTATAACCAAATGAATACTAATCATGTAAATTCTAATGAACCTTGGAAGTTAGTAAATATTCCATTAGTTAATGAATTACCTAATTATGGAGATTGGTGGAATTGGACTAGAGAGCTTGAAAATATTAATAAAGTAATTGATTATTTAGGAAATACATTAGGCAAATTTGAAACACATTTTGTAACTGCAACATCTGTTATAAATCCATTAATATGGGTAGAAAAAATTAGACGAAGCACAGATGCTTCTTATGTAATAAACAATACTAATTTAATGAATGCATTATCATCAAAAATTACTAATACTAATACTAATACTAATACTAATACTAATACTAATACTAATACTAATACTAATACTAATACTAATATAGTTTTTACTCAAAGCGAATGGAATAGTTTTAATATAAATACCAATTTAATAACATTACATTATATAAATGTGGGTGATAAACAATTTGGACCTTTTTCTCCGGGAACAGATAGTGTAAATAGTCAAGCATTAGCAATCATAGCCAGAGATTGGGAAATAGATGATTGGGGTAATAGTATACCTAATCAATATATTAGAGCAGAGGAATGCGATGGTATTTGTTTAGGTTATAAAACAAAAGCTAACAGACGCCGTATGTACATGTCTTGTGATATGGGTATGATACATTATAACTATATGAATGGTGATCATTTTATAAGTATGTCTAAAAATGATAAAAAACAATGGTTAAGAAATGGAATATATGCATATATAAGTCATGAATATAGTCACGTATATCAAAATCAAATAATAAATTCAGTAGTTCCAGTAAGATGGCATCGTGATAGAACATACGTAGGTGAAAGAACTCCTAACTCGCTTACAGGTTGGTGGGTAGAGTGTTTTGCTACATTGTTACCATATTTTATGGGGTTTAATTTTAGCGGATTTGACATACAAAGCAAAATAACTGATGCAATTAATATAATAAAAAACACCCAATCATTAACAGCTACAGAATTTTCGGATCGTATGATGTATGTAAATCCATATGGTTATTTACCAGCATCAGAAAACATGGTATGGTCCTTTTTAGTAGCAGCATATATGGCAAAATTGACTTCATGGAAATATGTATTAGTTGATTTTTATTATGATTTTCAAAGAGTTCCATCAAACACTCAATATTTATACAACCAACAAATTATATATATTCCCGATTTGGATAAATTATTCCAACATAATTTTGGCAAAACGGAGCAAGTATTTTTGCAAGATATATTTAGAGATGTAAGAAATGGAACAATTACTATGAATTATTTAAGTAATGTATTACCAAATGGAAGTAATTTTAGTATAGCAAATTTAGTTAAATTTGATACATCAACCCTATCTTGAAAAACTCTTATTATAATAATATATAGATTAATTTTATAATTAATCTATATATAAACTATATATATTATGAATATGAAAAATTTGAATTTTAAGAATTTATTTGTAAGTATATTAATATTAATAGCTGTAGGTTATATTTATAATAAATTTAAAATAAATGTGGACACTAATACAAAAGTAGAGGAATTAAATGTAATAAAGAAATATTTATTGAATGATCAAACTGATGACGCAATAATTAAGTTAAGCGCAAACAAGAAACCTATATTATGGCTACATATTGATTACGCTAAAAATAGCAGAAAATGGGAATCCTACGGCTCACGAAATTCGCTAGAATTAAATCAGGATTATTTGTACTTAACAATCATGAATATCATAAATAAATGTGGTGATTATTTTCATATTATTATAATAGATGACGAATCGTTTTGCAAGCTATTAGAAAATAACTGTATGGATTTGAACAAAGTAGGTGATCCGATTAAAGCAAATTTAAGAACATTAAACATAATGAGGTTATTACATACTTATGGCGGCATGTATATAGAAAACTCCTTTATTTTATTTAGGTCATTAAATAAGGTTTATGATAAGGTGCTAGAAAGTAAAAAAATGGTAAGTGGAGAATTTAAAAACAGTGCTTCTAATTCGCATAGCGTGCAAGTTATGCCATGTACCAAATTTATTGGCTGTGTTAAAGAATGTAAAACAATGAAAGAATTTATTAATCATTTAGAAATATTATATAGCAACAATTATTCAAGCGATATAAGTATTCAGGATTTAATTAATAAATGGTTATTGCAAAAAAATAAATGTGGCATGTTAGATATAATAGATGGCCGGTTTTTAGGCACAAAAACAATTGCTAACAAGTTAATAGATTTAGAGGATTTAATGGGGTCTACATATTTAGAATTAAATATTAAGAGTTATGGTTTATATATTCCAAGCGATGAATTATTAAAAAGAAATAAATATAATTGGTTTTGCAAGTTAAACACTCATGAAGTGTTAGAAGCAAATACTAATTTATCAAAATATTTAATATTAACTAATCAAATGAGAAACGATTAATAAACGCAATACTAACGCATTAACTAGGTTTATAAAAGTTTTGCCAATTGTTTTTTGGTGTCTAGTGAGAGAGAAGGGGGAAATAAAATATTAAATTTAATTATAAGATTGCCTACAAAAGCATCTCTCACAAACCCCATATTATTTATGATTTTTTCATAATTAAAGTGAATAATTTCGCTACAACTAATGTTATAACTTTTATTATTAATATGATTTAACATAAAGCTAAATCCTATTAGTGCGTCCTTTAGGGAAATGGATTTAATATATAAAATATCTAGTCCATTTCTCTCAAATAATTCATGAGGTTTTAATAATATTATAATTTTAACATTGCTGTGACTAACACCATTATTTACATAACTATTGCCTTTATTGACCAATGTAATGATTTCATTATTATCAATACCTTTGGGTATTTGTACATAAAGAGTTTCTTTTTCATGTCCTATAACATTATTAACAATAATTTTTCTTTCAACAACTATAGGTTTATTGCAGCCATTATAAGCCTCGTTATAATTTAATGTTAAGTTAATAATAATGTCTTCATAACTTGAGTTAGTATATTTATAAATCATAGCATTTGCGCCAATATTAGCGCTAACATTTGCGCAGCTAGCATTGGCGCTAGCATTGGCGCTGCTAGCATTGGCGCTGCTAGCATTTACCAAATCATTAACTTGTTTCTTTTCACATAGTTTAATGCTATCATAATTTCTAATTAATATTGAATATGCATCATTTATTTTATTAAACAGCTCACTGCTAGAATTACCATTTTTATCCGGATGATGTTTTATGGAGAGTAACCGGTATGCTTTTTTTATGTCGTTTAATGTGGCATCACGAGTAACATTTAATATGTTAAAATATACATCATAATTCATATTATCATAATTCATATTATCATAATTCATAACTTTATATTAATATTAAAATATTAATATAATAATTGCTTAAATATTAATATAATAATTAGTTAAATAATTATAAGTAATAATACAATAAATTTATAATATGAATGAATTGTTAATACATAAATACAAACCGCATAATATTAACGATTTATTGTTAAGTGAAAATAATAAAAATTTGTTGAATAACTTCATAAAAAACAATTATTACAATATAATTTTTGAAGGTAGCTCAGGGTGTGGGAAATCAAGTTTAATAAATATAATTTTGCAAGAATATTATAAAGGTAATAAGAAAATAATAGAAACTAATGTATGTTATATTAGTTTATTGAAAGATCAAGGAATTAATTTTTATAAAAACGAGGTGCGTATTTTCATAAATAACTGTATAAACAATAGCTATAAAAAGTTTATAGTTATTGAAGATGTGGAATTCTTTTCGGACATTATTCAAATGTATTTTTTCGAGTTAATAAAAAATCACAAAAACAGCATTTTTTTCATGTTAACAACCTCCAATAAATTAAAAATAAATAATAATTTATTGCATTTATTGGATATTATAAAATTTGAGCAAGTAACTTATACATGTTTATGGATTATATTAACACACATATTAACACAAGAAAACATTACTATTGATGACACAATCAAGAAATATATAATAAAATTATCTAATAATTCTATAAACAATTTAATAAACAATATAGAAAAGATAATATTATTATACAATAATTTCATATCATTAAAGGATGTTAAAGAATTAGATATCGAATCGAACATTGTTATAGAGCATTATGACGAATTAATTGAACATATTAATAATAGCAATAAAAAGGAAGCACTAGATTTTATGTTAAATCTAATAAATAAAGGTTATTCTATAATCGATATATTAGAGAATTTTTTATATTATATTAAAGAAATTAATAACGCAATAAATGAAGAAAAGAAATATTTAATAATAAAATTAATAGTAAATTTTATAAATAATTATTTCTCAATAGAAGAAGATAATATACAAATAATATTTTTTACAAATCATCTTTATAATATTATAAACAATATTCATTAATATTCATTTATATATAATTAACGATTACATCTATTTTGATTTTCTTCTAATTGATTTTCTTCTAATTGATTTTCTTCTATTTGATTTTCTTCTATTTGATTTTCTTCCATTTGATTTTCTTCTATTTGATTTTCTTCCAGCTGATCTATTTTCAATCTCCGCTAAATCTTCCAAATATTTTTTATTTGTTGACATTACAGAAACAGGAGTATAATTATAACTTATTAAATCAACAAGCGGTTCGGTGGGTGGATTTTTATCATACATTTTTGTATTATATTTTAGATCAAATATTCTGCGTTTACGGTTGATAGTCACAATTGTACCTTCCGGTGTTATAGCTAGAGGATTTTGTTTAATGAAAATATAAAATACTTCTTCTTGATAGTCGTGAGCTTCACTAGTTATTATGGGGTGTAATGTTGTCTCTCCATTATACTCAATTGTATACGGTGTTATATTAATAAAAACGGGCGCAGACATATATTATATTATTATATAATAAAATAATAAAATAAATTATAATATAATATATTATGATTTAAAGACAAAACCACAAACTATAAAGGGCAAATTCTAAAGACACCCCCTAAGAGCTTATTCTACGTGTTTCAATATTTGTCGAAGCTAAATATATAGAGTTTTCGGTACATATGATGTATACCGCCTCAATTTTGTATATTTTAACAATTGGACTAGTGTATTCTTCTTCATTTTTGACTAATAACTTTTCTTTATTTTCTTTAACTCCAATCATGACTTTCTTATCAATGGAATCCAGCCAATAATCCAACATAATGGGCTTGTCTTCATTAATGGAAATCTTCGCTATATGGGGCCATATACTTGAAGGCGGCAATACTACTTTTTCATTGTCGCTACTCATTTATATAAATGTAATACTAAAAAACTTTAAATTGTTTTTTGCTATATATAATATTATTTTCTTAAGAACCTCCTAAATATATATTGTAAAATATCTTCTTAAATAAGTTATATTCATTATTATAATAATAGTTATAATAATGTTATATTATAAGGTATAATGGAATTATATAATACGTTTATAAATTCATTAAAAACGTATACGCATATATTTTATAAAAATATGATGTTTAGATATATAAATAAACCTAATTATTTGGAATTTATTTATTTAAAAGGATTGTTTTTATTAAGAAATAGTTTTTTAATGCTAGTTATAAATGGTTCTACAAACACCACAATAACTACATTATTGGAAAAAGCACATATATATTTTATTGAATTTTTAATTCAAATAAATATTAATTGTGCTAGTTTTGATTTAAAACTGAGAGATGCTGTCATGTTTACATATAAAAAAACCATTTTGTCATGCAAACAAACAAATGCTAACAATAATAATAACAATAATAATAACAATAATAACAATAATACATTAAAAGAGGTCGATACCAATTCAAATATACTATGCAATATATTTTACATAATAAACAACTTTAATTTTGTTGAGCATCTAAACGAAGAACAAGACCAAGACCAAATTCAAAACCAAGACGAAAAACATAACATAATATGTTGCAATAAATTTATAACAAATAAATTAAATTCTATTAAAACATTAGAAAACAAACTATTAAAAATAATGGCTGCTACTGCTGCTAATACTAATGCTAATGCTAATGCTAATGCTAATAATTCATTAATAACAGATTTAAACAATAAAGTATTGGAATTGCGAACCACTATGGAAAAAACAATTGATACACATGTCAAAGATGCAAACTATAATATTAATATGTTAAATAATATACATGTTTTGCTCGATACTTATTGAATAAACACGAATTTTTTCTTAATTTTTTTATTTTGTATTTGCTTAATTCTGGAGCCTTCAGTAAATATATTATCATATTCTGCCGATAAAATATTCTTAATATATTCATATACAATATCTAAGGTTGCTTCGTCACATTTACCAACAATTAATATACTTCCTGTTCTAAAAATCATATAAGAAATTTTAACGTCTTTATCGTTGCAATAATAAATGCACCTAATTCCTGGATATGAACATGGATCATAAATTGCATTAATATTATACTTATTCCGTAATATGCTGTATAAAATCTCTCTATTAATATAAAATCCACAATGAAAATTAGAATTTATTAACACATTTTCTGTAATTCTATAATTACAAGTTATTTCACTATCAATACACTTATTTAATATAGCCAATAAGTCATTAATTATAATGTTTAGCTGCTCATCGTTTTGAATTCCTGGGATCTCTATTTTGCCGGTATTGAAAATTTTAACATGTATTTCCTTGAAAATATTAGCAATATATATTCTTAGCGATAATACAAAACAATTATAGAAAGCACTCTTATCTTTATTACGCGTATATAATAAATCTTTTTTACATAGTCCAATGCTTAATTTCCTAATATGCTTGAATTTTTTATCAGTATCAATATGAGTAATAATTTTATTATGAACGTTACTAATATTAAGCGATTGCGCTAACATTTTTTCATATTCGTCCCTGCATTCAAACGAAAATTTAATTTGTTTTTTTATAATACCTTTTTCTTGTTTGTTATAGTCGGTAATAGGTAAAAGCCAGAATGTTGTGAAAATATCAAGGCTTTTATTCAAAAACAAAATTTTAGTTTTTGTAGAAATATATATATTTGAACAATTTTTACCAAAATCTTGCTTAGGAATAGCCTTTTTTTGTAAATTAATAATGCTTCCATTTGATCTATTGAAAGCATTATCAAGACAATCATTTTTTGCAATGTCAACGCCTATGTCAGTACCTTTGTCAACGCCTTTGTCAACTCCTTCGTCAATACCTTCGTCAACAGTGTAATTTTTTACATATTCATTTTTCATATCATCATTGGATTTATTATAATTGGACGTGTCATTGTTTTCTAAAAACATTAGCCATTCGCCTTCAATACTCATGAATAATAACTATTATTAAGTATAGTTAATTATTGTTTATAATTGTTTCAATTATAATATTTAATATGTATTTTAAAACATATATTTTCCAACTTAAAGAAAATCGCAGACTTTAAAACATATATTTTCCAACTTAAAGAAAATCGCAGACTTTAAAACATATATTTTTCAACTTAAAGAAAATCGCAGACTTTAAAACATATATTTTCAAACTTAAAGAAAATCGCAGACTTTAAAACATATATTTTCAAACTTAAAGAAAATCGCAGACTTTCAACTTAAAGAAAGCCCATCATCGCTTTTGAATAAATAATATAAATTATAAAGTATAATATTTTTATCATATAATTTGTTGTAATTATTGATAAAAAATTCCATTTTATTTATTAATTTATTATCAATATTACATATATTATTTTTCAATATGCTATGTAAATATAATTTTATAAACTCGCTATAATTGAATTTATGCTTTAGCTCTAACGACAAAAATGATTTTTTAAAATATTCATAAGAGCGACTATTATTTATAATATAAAGATTTTTATATATATCATCAGTAATAAAATGTTTAATATTGTCTTTACTTAATTGCAAATAATTGATCATGGCTCGTATATCGTTTTTAAATGTATTTATAATGTTTTTCAAACATTCATCTGATACCTGTATTTTTTCATTGTTAATTATATACGTTAAGAAGTTATGAATTTCATTAAAAGGAATTGTATTGAATTTTAATTTACAAAAATAGTTTTGCAAATTATTATCTATTTTCGTAATATAATTACAAATTAAACAATATCTAACATTATAATTACTGTAATATTCTATTAAATATTTTAAAGCCAATTGAGCGCTATTTGTCATATAGTCGACTTCGTCCAATATAATAAACTTAGGACCTTCAAAAAACAAATTGTCACTCACTACAAAGGTATACAAATTATTTCTAATAATTTCAATACCTCTCTCATGTGACGCGTTTAAATGAATTATTTGCTTCTTATTATCTTTATAATATTTGGTTAAATAACTATTTATTAGATTTATTACTGTTGTGGTTTTACCTGTTCCTGGTGGTCCATATAAAAGCAAATTAGGGAAATAATTTTTATCAAGAATGTTTTTAATTAATAGCTTATTATAATTACTTAAAATAATTTTTTCTAAGTTAGATGGGCGATATTTTTCATTCCAATTCATATTTTTGTCATTTTTTGTTACATTCTTTGTTACATTCTTTATATCCATATTTATTACATTCTTTATATCCATAATATTACTTATTAAATAAGTAATCAATAATAATCTATATTGTTTTAAATAATATTTTAAATAATAAATTAAAACAATATAAATTATATGTTATTTATTTAATTAAATAAATGCTGCCCAAGAAAAAAGGAAGAAAACCAAAGTCCTATTATGAGAATTTAAAACTGCAAGAATTATCAAACAACTCTATAACTCCAACAAATGATACGTTAAACACTCTAATAAATGATATAATAAACGATGTAATAAGTGGTGACAACGAAAGTAGTGTAGACATTTCTAAGGTGGTAGTTCATAAAAAGAGAGGTAGAAAACCAAAAGGAGGAATAATTATAGAACAAAATAAAATAGAAATACAAACCGAAATAAAACCAAACATTATTTTACATTTAAATTGTAAATTAAATGATATAATTACCGGAGAGCTTAACTACGATCCAACCGTTTATAATATAAAAGAATTTGATAATATGAATATCAAATATGATTATATTGAAAATAAAAACGATAATACTATAAATAATGATGACAATATAAATAGTATAAATAATACAAACAACAATGCAAACAACAATACAAACAATTCAAATATTTCAAACAACGCAAACAATTCAAACAACAATATAAACCTTTCAAATAACAATTCAAACAACAATGCAAACATTTCAAACCTTTCAAACAACAATTCACACGACACTATGTTCTTTAATAACGAAGAAAACATGTTAAATAATAATGAAAAAAATTTATACAATAAAGCTTTATCAAAGAAATTAGAAGATTTATCTAAACAACTAAAAACTAACAATATTAATAAAAAGAGTGCATGCTTTTGGTGCACCTATAATTTTGATAATCAAACAATACTTATTCCCAAATATGAAATTAAGAATACATATTTTTGTTATGGAAATTTCTGTAGCCCAGAATGCGCATGCTCTTATTTGATGAATGAAAATATAGAGAGCTCACAAAAATTTGAGAGATATTATTTACTTAATAATATATACGGTAAAATTTATAATTATGAGAAGAATATTAAATTGGCTCCTTCGCCTTATTATACATTAGAGAAATTTTACGGAAATTTAAATATTCAAGAATATAGAAAATTATTAAAACATGAACGTCTGCTATTAGTGGTAGATAAACCGCTATCAAAATTAACACCCGAATTATATGATGAAAACGAAGACTATATACTAAATAACAAATCCATCAATAATAAACAAAATTCTAATAAGAATTATAAAATAAATGTAAAATAGATTTTTTGCATAATAATAAATATTTTTTAAAATTGTTTTAAAATATTTATTAAACTAATTTAAAATATAACTATTAATATTTATAACATGGATAGCGATCTAACGTTGCTTATTAATAAATTATCGCAAGATATTACACAATCTTTAAGGTCAAATTTTACAGTTTTTATAGAAAAAAATAAAGCAAATAATGAACTAATGAATAGTCTAAAAACATTATTGGCGAAACTACCCGAACATATTGAATTAAATGATAAATACATTGAATTATATGAAAAATATAATAAACTAACACAGGACCACGATGAGCTACTTGAAAAATATAACGCATTAAAAGAGAGCAAAGGTAATATTGTTATTAATGTAAATGAAGTCGCTGAGCAGAGCTCAAAAATTATTAAATTAACAAGCAAAAATGCTGAAAAAAATACATGCGAATTAGATGTTAAGAAACATGAAGTTACATGCGTAAATGCAGTATTAGAAGAAGAAGAAGAAGAAGATGAAGATGAAGATGAAGAAGAAGATGAAGAAGAAGAAGAAGAAGAAGAAGAGGTAAACGCAGTAAAGGAAGAAGAGGTAAACGCAGTAAAGGAAGAAGAGGTAAACGCAGTAAAGGAAGAAGAGGTAAACGCAGTAAAGGAAGAAGAGAAGGAAGAAGAGAAGGAAGAAGAGAATGAAGAAGAAGATGATGAAGAAGAGAATGAAGAAGAAGATGATGAAGAAGAAGAAGAAGAAGAAGAAGAAGAAGAAGAAGAAGAAGAAGAAGAAGATGAAGAAGAAGAGGTAAACGCAGTAAAGGAAGAAGAGGTAAGCGTAAGCAAAGCAAAAGCAAAAGGAAAAGAAGAAGAAGAGGTAAGCAAAGCAAAAGGAAAAGAAGAAGAAGAGGTAAGCAAAGCAAAAGGAAAAGAAGAAGAAGAAGAAGAAGAAGAAGAAGAAGACGATGAAGAAGAAGAAGAAGAAGAACTAGTTTTAATTACTATTAAAGGTAAAGATTACTATAAAAACGAATTAAACAATGCTATTTATGAATGCTTACCTAATGAAGATATTGGAAAATGTCTTGGAAAATTAGTCAATGGAAAAATAATTATGGAAAAATAATTATGGAAAAATAATTATGGAAAAATAATTATGGAAAAATAATTATGGAAAAATAATTATGGAAAAATAATTAATAAAAAAATAATTAATGAAAAATCTCATCATAATTAAGATCTATGTTTTCCTCTATAATTTTATATGAATTATTAATTTTATAGTTAATATATTGTTCTATAAGCTTAATAATTCTATTGTATACTAATTTGATATGGGTTTCATCATATTTGTCAGATACAAATATGTGTAGTAACAAATTTTTTTTATTTGTACAATACAATTGAGTATTACAAAATATAAAATTAAAATTATTATATTCACTACTATATTTAGTTAATATTTTAGTAAATATTATATCTTGCTGATCAATATGTTTTAATAAATTATTTTGATATAATATAAAATTATTGTAAAATATTTTGATAATGTATGTAATATCGTTCAATTGCCATATTTGGTATAAAAATATGTTTTTATCTATACAATCGCAAAATGCAAAATTATCCAATATTTTTTTATATATTTTTAAGTCGGCACTAGATAAATTAACATTAAATAATTTAATTATGTTTTCATGTAATAACAAACTTAGGCTTGTTCTATCTGAATAATTTATTATATCTAAATTATCCAAATTAAATCTATGTTCAAGTAAATTCTTTGTCAATAATTTTATATTGCTGTTGTTAATAATAGTATTATTAGTTGAATTATTGACGTTATTAAATTTTAATTCTATAATATTATTGCAATAAAAATAGTCTATATTTATTAATTTATAAAATTTATTGTCAAGATAATCTAAAATATTATTTACAATAATAGTACTATTTTCTAAGTCAAAAATAGCAGGATATAATTTTAGAAGTATATTTTTTAATTGACTATTTGATGGGGGGCTAATTTTTAATAGTGTCGAAATTTTATATAATTCTGTAAATTTTTTCTCTTCTTGTAATGTATTTATAAATATAAAAGGTATAGGCTTATGATTATTCTTTTTTTTCAATAATTTAATCAAATTTGTAAAATAGCTCTTATCGCTATAAGAATAATAGTTTATATTGTCTACAATTAAAGCACTACTATGTTTATTATTGAAAAACATGGAATATACATCGCTGTGGTTTGTCATGTTTATCAGTTCATCAACACTTAATTTATTTTGATTACAATCAATATAATTAATATTGTATTTTAATGAGTTAAGAATATTTTTAATTATAGTCGTTTTACCGATCCCAATATCACCATATACATATAAAAATTTTGGAGAATTAGGCTTATCTAAATTTTTAATATAATTGGTTACATTAGCATATATATATTTAATATCATTAGCATTATAATAATTTATATATTCCATCTATTATTTTTATTAACATTATTTTTATGTATTTTTTTAATTAAATGAGTTAAATTATATTTACTAATAATTTCTATTATAAGATCTTTGCATTTTTTGTTATTACTATTATGGGTATTATTGGTTATATTAGATATATTGCTATAATAATAGAAAAAATCAATCAAACTATAAAAACGTAGATTTTTATAATATATAGTATTATGCTTTTTAATAACTAGCTCTCCACTAACCAACTTTTGTACATACAAATTTAACACTATTGCGCAAAAAAATAACAAATCATGTTTTAATAAATAATAATAATAATTATAATTATTAAAATTATAAATGATATTTGCATTGTCATTGTTATTATAATGATTATAATGAATATTATCATAGCGACAGCTATAATATTTATTGAAATTTTCCTTGTTTAAACTATATTTTAGTAATGGATCAATATGGGTCCATATTAAATTTAACACTTCATTAGGTAATGAAGCATATAATATTATTGACATTTTATATATATTTTTATTATTTATAAATAATAATAAAAATAAAAATAATAATAAAAATCATGTTTTAAATTAACTTATTAACTTTGTAATTTCATTAATATTAAGTTTAATTAACTCATTTTCAGACTTTAAAAGGTCTAGCTCTTGAGTTAAAACTATGTAGTCTTGGTAAATAGTTTTCAATGAATTAGTATTGCCCTCTAGTTCATCTAACTGCAAACTAAGTTTATTTATTATAGCCATTTGCTCTTGAAAAGCTTTTATCAATATAACATCAAAACAACTATATTTAACAGATTTATAGCTTTCCGTTTTACCAAGATTAATATCTTGTATGCTTAATAGTCCATCATTCACTAAAGACGGAAATAGTTCCTCTAATTCTTGCGCAACAACACCTATTAATTTAGCACCATTAGATCCCTTCAGGCTATAATTAACTACTCTGACTTTTAGTAAGTCTGCTAATTTAGGTGTAGCGTCAACTATATTTTCTTTTAATCTAATGTCGCTTAATGTTAAAATATTTCGTGTTAGACTAACAATACGCCCACCCGCTGTAAAATGTATAGTATTAGTATTTGTAGGATTTAAGGATGTGTCACGAGAATACCATCTTGCTATTACAGTTGTTGATATGTCAGTAGGAAAATAAGATGAAGAAAACCCACTTGAATGAAAGAAAAAATTATTAAAAATAGTGAAACTATTTCTCAATGTATATGTGGTAGATAGTGTCATAAAGATTGCTTGCCTATTATTATTAAACCCTAAATCAGTCCATCCGCTATTACTAAATTGAGCCCCTTGATCAAATCTATTATTAGGTTCATTTATAGCAAAATTTTGATAATTCCATGCATCAACATTAATCCATTGCCAATCTATAGATGTTTTACCACGGCCATCGTTAGGGGTAGGAGGATTAGTCACTCTCTTTCCACCTATCCATACACTATTGTTTCTAGCACTAATTTTAACAAGTTCATTTTCTACTTCGTTTTGTATAGATGCAAAAAAACGACTAGATGATGCTCTACTATTATGTGTTGTCCAAAAATCATTCCGTGTATCTAACTCATATTTTTTAGCAGTACTATTAAAATGAAATTTAAAATTAGGAGCTACAATTATAGTGTTTGCATTTGTAATTTTAATACCACCGGCACTAAAATAGTATTCATCACTGTCAACATTATTGTTATAAATGTCTCTTTTACGAGGCATCAATGTTGCTAACCTAGTTAATATATTATTTGAGTGTTGGAAATATTCAACATAACCTCGCGCATTGTTATTACTTCGTGAATTTATAAGTTTATCGGGATAACCAATAGCAAATACGCAATCATTATTAGTGCTGCTAATATTACTAATATCAAGGCTCCTAGGCCCCGCATGAATTGCAGTCTGTAAGTAGCGGATTACTACAATACCAGAGCCGCCCGCACCTGAAGTCCCAACTCCTTCAGCTCCACCGCCACCTCCACCTGTGTTAGCTACTGCATCTGTATATAGTGGTTTTGGATTGTCAAATATATATGTACCATTTCCACCCCCATATATTCCATTTGCACCAGCATATGTTCCCCCAAATGCTACACCACTATTACTATTAGCTGCTCCTCCTCCTCCGCCACCTGCGTAATATCTTAATGCCCCTGTAATCGAACTACTAATTCCAATAGCACCATCTTTACCTGATGCCGCTGCGCCCGCACCACCACCACCACCGCCTGTAATACTATCTAATCGTGCAAATCCTGCAAATCCTTCTCCAGAAATACCAGTACCACCGGCAGATGTATTACCTGCGCTTGCGCCACCACCTGAACCACCATTACGTGCATTTGTAGTCCAACCACCCCCACCGCCTCCTCCTGTTGTGACAATTAATGTTCCAATTGAAGATGGCCCGCCATCACTTCCTGTGCTAGTGGTAGTTAATCCACTAGGACCACCAAAACCAACGGTAATAGTATAAGATCCAGCCGACAATGTGGTTGTTCCTGCCTTAACTCCACCAGCACCTCCACCACCTCCTCGCCCAACACCACCACTGCCACCTCCAGCTACTACGAGATAATCTATGGACACAGGAGAACTAATAGTGAATATTGTTGGTCCTACATTTGTAAAACTATGGATTGTGTATGCGCCACTAGTGGACACAGTGCCACCGGTTCCTTGAACATTTACGATTGTTTGTCCTGATAAAGGTGGTATAGTAAGTAAACTTATTCTTCTAAATTCTACCCACAAACTAGTAGTAGTATTCCATTTATAAACAAACACATAATAACTATTTGATACAATAATTTTGTCAGCATCAGCGCTAATTTTTAATGCTATAATATTTGTAAAATTTGTAACCCCTATTTGTAATGTTGTGGGTAAAGTTGAACCTCTTGCACTAAATACATTATTATCACTACAATTATAACTATAAAATTTATTAGCAACACTAAATACTAATATTCTTGGATTATGTGATAATACTACAAAATATCCAAAATTTGTATCAGTAGATTCGCCTAATGTTGAAGCCGAATGTGTGTGTTTTAAATCCCAATTTCCAGCTGCTACACTATATAAACCATTTAAAAGTGTCAAAGTACCACTATAACTATATATTTGTACACTATTTCTGTCATTACCAAAAGCTAAAAAAATTTTTGGATTAGTTGAACCGCTAATATAATTTATAGCAAGATTTTGAAGATTTTTTCTCCAATTAATATCTGTATATTGTGTCGGTATTATTCCAACGCTAGTCTCAGTATATGCCGAAAAATTAACACCAATAGGAGACCCTATAGTAGTCCAACCAATAGTACTAGAGTTTCTAATATATACAGTAACGTCACTTGCTTTACCTAGAGCAACAAACATCCCATCATTAGTAACTGCTATACATGAATAACTTGTAGGTATACTATTAACACTAAATGGTGAAATATAATTTGAATTGTTGTTACTATTATCAGAAATTTTAAATGAACCAGTTGGTTGCTCTATTAAGTAGCGGATTATCACAATACCGTCGCCTCCGCGGCCACCTTGTCCGTTACTGTAACTACCACCACCACCACCACCCCCAGTATTGGCACCACCTGCGCCACCATTAGCATTACTACCAATTGACCCACTCAATCCATCATTAAATGCATTTATTCCACCTCTACCCGCACCATCTTGGCCAGCACCACCACCGCCACCGCCAAAACCTCCATTGCCACCATGTTGACTGTTATAAGCTCCACCGCCGCCGCCACCGGCCCAATAATGACTTATTCCAAGGATATTATTAATTATACCCACACCACCAGAACCGGCACCTGTTTGATCTGTTGCACCTACAATATTAGGATTTGTATCCAACCCTTGGCCTCCGGCCCCACCGCCCCCAGCAGCTCTGGTTGGAACATCACCACGAGTTGTTGTCATATTACCACCACGAGACCCATAAATAAACCCACTATTTGTTCCTAGACTATTGCCACTACTGTTACCACCTTGATTAATTGAACCCTGATTGGCCGCTGCACCACCACCGCTCCCCCCACTCCTTCCAGCACCGCTAGGCCATGAACCACTTGACCCCCCACCAGCAGCAATAGCAGTAAAAGCACTGCTAGCATTTCCGTCTGTACCAGGAGAATCACCAGTTCCACCACTACCACCACTACCCACAAAAATATTATAATTCTGACCAGCACTCACATCAACAACAGGCATATATACCACCCCACCACCACCACCACCACCACCAAGAGAGTAACCACCACCTCCACCACCACCAACAAGCAAGACCTCGACTGTTCCATTAAATGCTGGGGTAAAGACGCCATCAGATGTGAATCTATGAATACGATATAAATTATTTGTAGTTAGAGCAATATTATTACCACCGGTTGCTGTTCCAGACGTTACTAATGATGTTCCATTATGTGCATAAGTTAGTGTTGTTGTATAAGTTTGAATTGTTGTAGTATATTGTTTATTATTATTAGCAAGAGTAGTTACCCCTGTAGTACTTGGATATCCTGAATCTATAATAGGTCCTGTATTTGTAGTAGCCGGGAGATTACTAGCACCAATTGCTCTACATGTTACAGCAATACTTCCATTTACAGAAGAAATAATATTTGGTATCTTTGTATTTGTTGCATTAATAGTAATTGGTGAATTCACTTCAGGAGTTGAACGGGCACTTGTCGGTTGCTGTGGTATGTAAGATGAGTAGGTGTATGTAGTAGGATTTGCAACTTGCTGTGTTGCTCCTTGCCTATAAAAATTACTATAATTCCATGTTGTTCCGTTAGACCATTGCCAATCCGACGCACTAAAGCCAGATGCAGTAGAATTAGATGTACGCAGTGCACCAATATATGTACCAGTTCCATCTTTATATGTGTTATCAATTGCCATAGCGTTAATGCAATTTGCCACCCAGGTATTTTCATCAGTGTTTTCTATAGTAGCTAAATAACGATTAATAACTTCTTGTGCTCTTAGTTTATGGTTATCCCAAGTCAAAAGTTCTGTGTTACCTTGATAATCCGTACTTATAATAGGTTGCAGTTGAAGCGTCATATAAAGAGCAGGTAAGGTAACATAATCAAACTGATCATCCCATCTATTAGAACCCCGGATCTGAATATATGCTTGTGTTCTAGTATTTGGTTCATTAGTACCAAAATTTTCATAATTCCCCCATGGATCTCCATTATGCCATTCCCAGCTAGCACTTGATTTATCATTTACCGGGCGTTGTGGGTTTAAGTAGCGAATTACTACAATACCTGAGCCACCTTTACCTCCAAGATAATAACCGTTAGCACCACCACCACCACCTCCTGTATTAGCACCCCCATCACCACCTTTAACAAATTGGCCTCTAAGTCCCCCAGATCCATCATTGAATGCACTACCACCACCCCTACCTCCACCATTATAACCAGCACCACCACCACCACCACCAAGACCTCCATAACCTCCTACTTGGTCACTAAATGCACCACCACCACCACCACCAGCCCAATAATGAGCCGGACCAAGAATAGCATTAACTACACCAACACCACCCGAACCAGCACCTGTTTGACCTGTATCACCTGTAATATTACAATTTGTATCCAATCCTTGCCCTCCAGCACCACCACCACCAGCTGCTCTGGTAGGACCACCAGAGCGTAGCGTTGTCATATTACCGCCACGGTTGCCATAAATAGTACCGCTATTTGGACCAAGACTATTGCCACTACTATCTCCACCTCTATTGAGAATAGTCCCGTTGGCTGCCGCACCGCCACCACTTCCTCCTGCTGTTCCAATACCATCAGGATGTCCAAAATTAGTACTCGTACCACCACCTGCCGCAATAGCATTAAAAGCGGTGCTATCTTGACCTTTGGTGCCGCCACCATTATTGCCATCATCTCCACGACCACCATCTCCTACAAATATAGTATAATTTGTACCAGAGGTTACATTTACAGAAGGCATATAAATAACACCACCACCACCACCACCACCAGCAATATAACCCCCACCGCCACCACCACCACCAACAACCAATACCTCGACACTTCCGCTAAAGTTAGGAGTAAAATATGATATCCCGATATTTGTGAAACGATGTATTATGTATGAACCGCTTGTGATTATTGTGCCACCTGCAGGTGATGACGTACCCGTATCTTTCCTTCGTCCTCCTATCCAAACATCAATATTACTTCCTTTAGCAGCAACAGCGGCTGCCTGCTCATCACTATTTAAAATAGTAGCTAAATAACGACCACGAACTTGTTGTGCATTTATTCTATGTTGTTCCCATGTCAACGATGAAGTATTAATTTGATAAGTAACACTACGAGGTGTTGCTACTCTAACATTAACATAAACAGCAGGCAATGTATTAGATGCACTCACATTGGACCAAGTTTTCTCCCGACTAGGAGTTAGTGCATTATCACCACGAACGAACACCATCACAGCTCGTGTAAGATTTACATCATTAGGTTGCCGATTAGCAACAGGTACATCATAATAAGTAGTAGTATTTGCTGTAGCTGTAGCAATATAGTTAGTGGTTGTAGTAATAGTATATTTAGTTGTTGTAGCACTATACGAATAAGCCTCCTTTAAATTTGTATCTTCAACATTATCATCAATATAAGTTATTGCATAAGGAAATACTAGCTCATCACTAACTTTTGCGCTATTAACTTTATTTAAAGAACTATCTATATAACCTAATCTAGAATATATTCGTAGAGGATCTGTCACAACTGACACAACAGCACTTACATCATTAGTCATTATTAAATTTCTATTAAGACATAAATCAAAATCGGATTTAGAATATACACTATTACTAATACTTGTTATGTTATTATTTAGCACTAATAATGATGCATCACGTAAGCTATTTTTAGCAATATTTGTATTAAGACATAAATCAAACCCTGCTTTTGAATAAAGACTTATACTCAAATCGCTCAAAACCCTATTTGCATTACTAAAATCAGTAATACCTTTAGAAATAGTTACAAAATCACTAGATAAAAATTGAGCCAAATTACTATCATTTAATTTAAATATTCCATAAATATCTAAAGTATTGAAACTCATGTCCAAGTTTTTTATCAAGTCATTGGCTATAGTACAAGACCCATCTAAAAATCCAGAAAACTTGGCACTGTTTATTTCATTAAATTTTAAATTATTAGATCCTATGTTAAATCTATTAGCAAGACTAGGAATGCTATTTCCAGAAACACTAACTTCTCCTATAGAAACGTCAAAGTAATTATTCAATTTAACGTCTGGAAATAATTGTGAATAATATAATTTTTCACAACTAATATCACCGTAAAAAACACTAATATTACTAATATTTGTAATATTTGTAACGGTTTCTTCAAAACTGAGCCCAATATTTAAAGGTTTGCTAATTTCTAATTTAGAATAATCATCCGAACTTTTAATAATAATAGGAGTATTATAATTTGAATTTGAATTTGAATTTGAAAATTTAATATAACATTTACTGTTTAATGAAGTATCTAATACTAAACTATATAATGAAACATCAGTAAACACAGCTTTAGCCGGATTACTATTATTAGATTTATCATATCCAATAGGATTATTATAAATGTAAGAGTTAAAAATATTCATATTAGAAAAATCAGACGTTAATACATCACTATTATTAATACTACTGTCATAAAACATACTTTTATCAAAAATAACTTCGCGAAATCGTGTTGATGACGCAGAGGCATCTGTAACTCCTCCTTGATAAGTAAATGTTCCACGCAAATTTATACTTCCTTTAATAGTTAACAAACCAGTATGAAGTATTCCATTTAAACACAAATCTTTTGCATTAATAAAGTTGGTTTTTAATATATTAGAAATGTCTAAATCATTATTTATAGTCATATTATTGTTAACAACAACTTGTTTATTATTTTGTGGTGTAATTAAAATTATATTATTTTGAGAACTCTCTATAACTAAATTATTATTAATTGGTCCAAGATTTAGGGATGAATTTATTCTTTGATTGTTATGATAAATATACGACGAATTAATCTTCCAAGGAAGATTACTATTATTATAATTCGCATAACTAATATCATGTTTATAACTATAATTAAGAGACATTTATAATAAGTATAATTATTATACTTATTATAAAAATTATTTTTATATTTATAAAAAGTACAATAAGTTTAATAAAAATAATAAAATAATAAAATTCTAAAAATAATAAAATTCTAAAAATACTAAAAATAATAAAAATACTAAAAATATAAAAATATAATATTTTACATAGTAGTTTTTGTACATGCTTTAGGATTATTTGTAATTCCGTCCCAATGTATATTGCAATTTTTTGCCCATTTAGATTTTTCACAAATTATATCATTGGCAGAAGTCCCGCTAACATTAAATTTGGATGTTGGATAATTCCTACATTGAGTTGTTGCATATCCATCATTTATTTGATTATTTCTACATATTATTTCACCGGCACTATTATATGTAACATTCCAATAGTCGGGACAATCTGTAACAACAGGAGGAAAGACTTCTCCTTCTAAAGTTCTAAGTATAAGAACACCTACTATTATTAATCCCAATATTAATAATATACTAGAAACCATTAAAACAATTTTATTAAATTTAGTTATCATTAGATTATTAGATTATATAAATAATATATATTTTATTGAACAATTACATAAAATAATTAAAACTAATTAAAACTAATTAAAACTAATTAAAACTAATTAAAACTAATTAAAACTAATTAAAACTAATTAAAACTAATTAAAACTAATTAAAACTAATTAAAACTAATTAAAACTAATTAAAAATTATATTATAATATAATAAATGTCAAATTCAAAGTCAAATTTAATTGCAAATGGAAAAATCAACATAATGGGTCCTAATACTTCCACATTATTTTCAATGATGGACAAAATTCCGGTAAACACAAATACAAACTATCAAAATGTATTAGCAGGAAATCTTCAACGCTCACCATTATCCGATAGTTATTTTTCAAAGCAAAATATTCAATATATACAAAACGGAATAAGGCAAGGAGTTTATGATAAATCGCAAAGACGAATAGCGGTAGATCAGCAACCCGAAGATCAAATAGTAACGGTCATGAGATCTATGTATTTACAATATTCTAAAAATTTAGATACTAATATAGATGCACAAGTAAAAGACTTAAATGGACTAGTATTAAATTTTTGTATAAATAACGTATTTAATGAAGCAGTTGCTTACTTAAAATATAGAGAAGACGCTAGCACTATGCATATTCCAATAACACATCCAATTTATTCAAATAAAACAAATAAAGTATTAGAACAAAAACCATGGTTTTAAACTAAAAACTAAATCATGCAAATATTACACAATACAAATGTTACACAATACAAATGTTACACAATACTAGATGCTAGTTTTTCCTAATTTGCTCAAAATTTCATTTAATTTATATTTTAAAATAACATTTTCTTCTTTTAAAGTATTTATTGTATTATCAAGTGATTTAGCGTGTTCTTGTAAATCTTTATAAACATTGTAGTCTTCATTTAATGTTGTTATTTTGGTCTCAAGTTTGTTAATAATTTCTTGCTCTTCTTGTAAGGCTTTAATTAACATTAATGTGAAACAACTATAGTTAACAGATTTGTAGCTTTCTGTTTTGCCAGCACTAATATCTTCTGGGCTTGGTTCATTTACTGAAACTAGACTAGGAAAAATTGTTTCTAATTCTTGTGCAATAACACCTATATGCTTATTAGTACTAGCTAAACCTTTTAAATTATAGTTAACTATTCTAACTTTTAATAAATCTTGTAATTTAGGACCAGTATTAACAATATTTTCTTTTAATCTTATATCACTCCAACCACCATAAGAATTATTTATATTAGTAATGTCTCCATTTGCGTGAAATCTTATAACCGGATTATCCGTACTTAGCCAATTAGTTCTCCATTCGCTTATTATTGAACTATTATAACTAGTAGTAATTTTTTGTATATAATTACCCGAGCTTTCAAAAATAAACTTATCATCAAAAATTCTAAATTGATTAGCATTTGTAGTGCTTGTTTTTACATAATTTGTATTTAAACATGTGTCAACAAATGTGCGCGAATGTACATTTCCACTTAAACCAATAATTCTTCCGCTTAGTTCTTGAAATGACAGCTCAAATGCTGATCTTCTAACATAAATAGTATTAAGACATAAGTCAACCTCATGTTTTGAATATACATTTCCACTTAAGCTAACTATTCTTCCACTTAGCTCTTGAAAAGAAAGATCTGCTCCCGAAATAGTTAAATAGGTGCCTGTTAATGTTTGGCTTAAATTATTTCCATTTAATCTAATAATTCCACTAATGTCCAAGTTATTAAAACTCATGTCCAAGTTTTTTCTCAAGTCATTGGCAAAAGAAGCAGTTCCGCTTAAATCTCCAATAAATCGATTACTATGTATTTCATTAAATTTGTAATCAATGGAACCTATGTTAAAAGTATTATTAATAGGAATAATATTTCCCGACACACTAACAGCGCCAATAGAAACATCAAAATAATTATTTAATTTTATGTCAGGATTTAATTGCTTATAATATAATGTATTGCAACTAATATCGCCATTAAAAATGCTAATATTGCTAATATTTGTATTTATTGGTCTTGTTCCAATTATTAAAGGTTTGTTAATTTCTAATTTAGAATAATCATTAGAGCTTTGAATAAGCGTAGGTAAATTATTATTAATAGCATTAGGAAATTTAATAACATTTTGACCGTTTTGTGATCCGTCAAATGATAAGCTTTGTAATGAAACGTCGGTAAAAACCGCCTTGGATCGTAATATATTATTATTTTCATCATATCCAATAGCACTATTGGAAATGTAAGAGTTTTTTATAGTACACAAGTCAATTATTGATGAAATTATTCTACTATCACTAATATCTCCGTCGGCAAACGTACTTAGAGAGAAATAAGTATTATCACCTTTAAAACCCACCTCCCTACCAACTGTATCTGAAAAATTGACCTGTCCTCTTATATTAACATTTCCAATAATATTTACACTAGTTGAATTATTTAAATATAAAGTATTTGACAATGAAATATCGTTAGCGCTTAGTCTATTTGTATTAATAATATTAGAAACATCTAAATTATTATTTACAGCCATGCTATTTTTAACAATAACATTTTTATTTGCAGGTGTAGACATTATAATATTGCTAGTTGCGCTTTCTATTATTAAATTATTGCTTATAGTTCTAACTTGTGAAGAATAAGAACCGTCATTATAATTTTGATTATTATGATATATGTATGTTGTGTCAAACATAAAGGGTAATCCTGATTTATTATATTCAATATAACTAATATCATTGCTAGAATTATAAACAATTAAATTCTTAATATTTGGAGTAGTCATTTTTTTTATATTATATTATATATTTTATATTATATTATATATTTTATAATATAAAATCATACAAAATTAAATAACTAACAATAACAATATAAATATTATAATAAAAAAAATAATAAATATAATATAAATTATTATCTAAAATCTCTATTTATTTATTTATTTATTTATTTACTTACTTTTGCTTCTTAGATTTTTTAGACTTATCTTCACTTTTAACATTACTTTCCAAAAATTGGCTATAAGCAGTCTTCAGGGTGTCCAGCTCTTTTAGCCACATATGTTCTAAAGTAGACGCACTAATAGTAGCTAATTCGTTTTTCTTAAGCTCATACTCATTTAATAATTTTTCGACATTTTCTTTACAAACGGAATCCATAGGCATTTTTACTAAATAATTGTAGTCATGTGTCTCTCCCAAATCAAATTTAAAGTCCTCCATAATTTTATAAATCGCGTCTTTCGACTTCTTACGCAAATCAATTTTATCATCTAAATTATATTGAATAAAACGCGCTTTATTGCTTAAAACTTTAAGCTCGCACTCAATCTTCTGTATAATATGCTTCTTTCGCTTAGCATAATAATCGTAACGAATAACATAATAAGTATCAATAATTGCATATACATTGTCATATTTATTTAATTGCTCCTTTTCATTAAATAAATGCATATTACTAGTACACTGGCTAGTATATAGCTTCAAGTATTTTTCTAATCCATTAATGCCATAATCGTGTTCTTCCGAAACTAATTTAGATAAAATTCCCGGATAAAATGACACCTCAAAATCAACAGTTATGTCGGTAGACATATCCACAAAATCTTTGACATATTCATCGTTGCACTTTGAAGATTTGCTTTTGCTAGATTTTGCATCTAAAATCCCTTCCAAAAATTCTTTATAATCTTGTGTCCATGTTCCTACTGGAAGCTCGCTAATGCGAATTTTGTCTGGTCCAATAGTTTCATAACATCCCTTAATAATGTATTTTTTATACGTTGCGTCGCAAGGGTAAATTTTCCCCTTAAAACCTTGATAATAAGGCTCAATTAACAATGCTTTATTACACACATTATTTAATTTTGCCTCCAAATAGTTAATAATTTGAATAGGATTATAGCACATAATATCTGTGCTAAACCCTGTTCCTATTCCTTTTGTTCCATTTACAAGGATCATTGGAATAACAGGCATATAATAAATCGGTTCAACACTTGTCCCGTCATCATCAATATAGTCTAAAATAGCATCATCAAGCTCTGAAAATATTTTGCGTGTAATAGGATTTAAATATGTGAAAATATACCTTTCAGAGGCTGCATCTTTGCCGCCTTGGAGACGTGTTCCAAATTGTCCTTCCGGCTTAAATAAGTTAATATTATTTGAACCGACAAAATTTTGAGCTAAACCAATAATCGCCCCATTTAAACTTGCTTCGCCGTGATGATAACACGACTGCTCAGAAACATAGCCGCTAAATTGTGCAACTTTAATTTCGCTAGTTAATTTCTTTTTAAGAGCACAATATAGGATTTTTCTCAAACATATTTTAAGACCGTCACAAATGTTGGGAATAGAACGCTCATTATCATAAATAGAGAAATGTATCATGTCATTATTTATGAATTCGCCGTAAGTTACGCACGATTTGGACGTATTTAAATAGCTAGAGCGATCATAATTAGAAAGCCACTCTTTGCGGTCATTTGCTCGTTTCTTATTAAATACTTTGTCAATGCTTTCTCTGCATGTTTCAACGCTTGTAAAATTTACAATTTTTTTATGTGCAAAATATTCTTTAAACTCTTTACTTGTGCTTGTTCCAAGACCCTTATAATATTTTACGGACCACTTAGCAAAATCGCTATGTTCTTTTTTCCAATGCTCATATTCGCCATTATTGTAAAAGGGAATTACTTCTTTGCCATGCGTTGCTTTTAAAATGGGCGTATTCATGTAGCCAATAAATTCGGGTATTTCAATTAATGAGCTCCACTCGCTTTCGATCATATTAATTGCAAGCCCTTTAATATGACTACCGTCTAAATCTTGGTCTGTCATAAATAAGAGCTTGCCATAACGCAATTTAGTATTAACGTCATGCAAAGTGTAACTTTTACCGTGCTCTAGCCCGACAATTTGTTTAATTTCGCTGATTTCTTTATTTTCGCCAATTTTGCCAATACTTTCGCCCCTAATATTAAACATTTTGCCTTTCATTGGATATACACCAATAAAGTTTCGGTCTTCACGTGAAAGACCCGAAATAATGCCGGATTTAGCGGAATCGCCTTCACAAAGAATTAATACACATTGCGACGATTTTGCAGTTCCGGCAAAATTGGCATCTACAAGTTTAGGAATATTGCGAATTGTTTTACATTTAGACCCGTCGCTTTTCTTAACTGCTTTATTTTCTTTGACCTCTGTTAAATTACACGCAGTAGCCATTACGCCCATTTTCGCCAATTTTTCAATAAATTTGCTGGATACTTCGCATGACGATCCAAAATTAGAAATGGCGCTATTTAAATAATCCTTTGTTTGACTATCGAACGCCGGATTTTCAATGGTGCAATTTACAAAAATCATAAGTTGCTCCTTGATTGATGCAGGTTTAACATCAATATGCTTTTTTTCTTTAATATAAGTTGTTAATTTCCGCACAATTTGATTAACAATATATTCAACATGCTTACCGCCTTTTGATGTAAAAATCCCATTTACAAAACTTACTTGAGTAAATTCTTCGTTGGGTGCTAAGCAAACCGCATACTCCCACCGCTCATTTGCTTCCTCATAAATTCGCTCTTTGTCCGCCTTTGATCCAATATATAGATCAATGTAATTCATAAATGTTTTAATGTCAACCGGAATAGAGTTGTATTTTACTTTGATTGATTTATTTGTAACGGCAGCAATATCATAAACTCGCCGCCGTAATAGCGCAATAAAGTCTTTGTCAAAACCTTCAATGCCTAGTCGTTTAAAGTCGGGCTTAAAACTCACGCTTGTATAAGGTTTAGTTTTGCATTTTGTAATTTTAGGCTTTTCAATAATGTTTAAGTTATCTTTAAATTCTTGAACATATTTTTGCCCGGTTTTAGCATCAACAGTTTCAATCTTGCCCCATGTTGACCAAATTAATACAAGCTTAAAGCCAAACCCGTTTTTGCCTCCTACAATTTTCTTTTCTTCTTTAATATAATTAGTAGATGTTCGCAGATTGGCGAAAATAAGTTCGGGGATCCAAACTTTATATTCAGGATGAATTGAAACGTCTATACCATTTCCGTCATTTGTTAGTGTAATAATTCCGGTGTCGTCAATAGATATGTCAATCTTTGTAACAGGATAATTGTTTTCTTCATTGGACGAAGTAGATGAAGTAGAAGCAGCAGATGCAGAAGCAGCTAGCAATTGCTCCATACGAATAGCATGATCGCGACAATTTACAATACCTTCATCAAATAATTTATACAATCCCGGAATATAATTGATTTGTTTTTCAACAATTTTATGATTTGCTTCATCGTAAATATGAACATTAGAGCTAATTTTTTCAATAGAACCAATATATGTATCTGGATTATCTAATACATGCTCTTTGTCGGATTTCTTCTGATATTTCTTAGAAAGATCATCGTTGGAAGCCATACTAAAATTATTATGTATTTACTATTTATATAAAAATTAATAAAAATTCAATTTTTATTATAAATGTTTTTGATTTATATATTTATATAAATGTTTTAAGATATAATATTTTTAATTTAATATTTTAAAATATAATATACAAATAATGACTAGTTGTTTTAGTTTAATATCTAATTATAGAGATATTAGTTATAATAAATATATTTTTCATAATAATGTTACAAATGTTAGCTATGGTTTATATCCTAATTCAAATAACAATTATTTGATTAGGGGCGTGCCTTACAATTATCCATTAACCTTTTTTTCACAAACCGATATATCTAATATACTAAGATTTGGACCTTTATCAAATGATCCAATCATTATTTATGTATCACGAGGACAGGACATTAGTTTTAATAATGGCGACTATTTTAGATTTTATGATCAATCTTTTCAATTATTGAATATAAATCATGGCTATAGAAGAGTTTACGATAGCTCACTAACGGATGTTAGAAGTAATTTTTATTTTATGAATAATAGAAGTTATAAATTTATAGCCGGCCAAGATTTTAGCAGTAGTTTTCCGTTTACAATAAGCGGTAATTTATTGCAACCAACAGGAAATATCACTTTAAATACTAGCGATAATAGTTTTATAATAAACATTCCAAATGATGCTGACAATAGCGGTAATAAATTGTTTTATAGAGATCTTGATAATGATATAAGCGGTAATTTATATATATTGCGAGATGTTAGCGGATTAAAATATTATTATGGCGACATTAGTTTTTCATATATATATAACGTTGAAACAAGTAATGTGCTGTTGTCCATAAAATCGTACGACTTTAGTTATGGTACTAGTGTCCCTGGATTTGGTAACAAAGATGTAAGCAACAACAATTTTTTCTACTACTCTTCAACATGTCAATATGTAATTACTAATAATTTACCAAATAATAATGAATTTTTAAACAAAGTTAGCGCAATCGATATTTCGCTTAGTGACACAAACCCCATGTTAAGCTTTAATAAAAATAGACATTCTAGCGCGGTAAATAGTATTGCAAATAGTAATCCATCTATTATTTATGATTTAAGTTTTGGATTAGGAAAAGGTTCATATATAATTGTTGAAATATCAAGTAATTATCCAATGCGCTTAAAAAATGAGGATATAAGTAATTTAATAGCTATTGACATTAGTTATCAACCCGCCAGGTTAAAAAGTAATACTTATGCTGGACAGAAATATTATTATGGATCATTTAAAATCAAAGTATTTAATGATTTTTCAAGCGTAGACATAGAAATTTATAATAAAACAACGACAACTCCTCGTACACATAGCGGCAAATTTTTTTACACAGAATTGCCTCATATTAGCGGTGGAACATACGGTACAGTTGGAACGAGTTATTTGAAATTAAAAAATCAACAAGATGTATATTATAATTACTCCGAAAGTCTTGAACTAGCAAATAGGTATCAGCTCGATTTGGATAAACAATACATAGAATATTCCTACTTAGCTGCGGATAAATATGGACACAATCTTAATATACTAGATTTTGTTAAATCTATACCCCCAAACCAACAATCTGTTAATGACGAAATTTCCAATAATATAATTAATAGTACGTTTGATTATAATATAATATATAATGTTACGGATTATGAGGATACAACAATTCAAAATATTAGATATATAAATGTAAATAGCGGTCCTATTATTGAAATAAGTAGTAATTATTTCAATACCAACGCTATTTATCCAAATAATAACCAATATAAGAATGTTTTGCTATTTCAAAATAATACTTTTGATTTGTGCTATAATTTCTTTAAAGCTATAAATGTTTATATTTTTGATATAAGCAGACGAAGAATTAATATACCTTTTGAAGTATCAATAAGTGGATATTACCATGATAATAGTAAAAATAAGTTAAGTACAACGTCATTAGCCTATCCTAATGATACTTTTTCATATACTGATAGTACAAAACTAAATTTGCAACCTATTTTAAAATTGTTAAATTCAAATCAACGCTTATATTCTTATTATACTAATTTTGTAGGTTTTAGAAACACAGGGAACGATTTCTTTGAATTAGGAAATTATGATATAAGTTCTCGCATTATAAGTAATCCGTCCAGTTCTATACGAAACCTTATAAATATAAATACGCTCGATATTTGCGACAATAACAATACGATCCGCATAGGATCAGGAGTTACTACTTCATCTAGTATAACTATAAGATCAATAGAACAAAATTTCGATTCATCTAGCACTACTTTATTTTTCAATTCAAGATATAGTACAAATAATAATAATGGTCTTGGCAACATTATTAGAGATCTAAGTTGCAGTTTAAAATTAAATAATTATTTTTTTGAATTGAGTTTCAATAGCCCTTCTAGACAAAGTGATAATTTAAAAATAAGTGGTCGTTTTAATGATATAAGTTTTGTTGGTAAAAGTGATGATAATTCATTAATAGATCTATCATTTGTAGGTTCTTATGATATAACAATCACTACAAAAAGTTTGTCAATTGGAGACTATTTTTATGATACTTTCAGCACAAAATTTTTTAAATCAACAATAACTGATATATCAAGAACTTACAAGCTATTTATACAAGACACTAGTGGACCAACAATAACTTTTTATGATACAAGTTTTAGTCGTAATGATACAAGAGATGTGCTTGATTTTCCAAGAATAAGACGATTTAATTTATTAGAAGATATATGCTTTGTGAATTTGAAAAATATTACAAATTATGCTAATTTTATTACTGATTATGTTTCTAATAAACCTCTTATTCAATATAGTGACAATTCTATATACGATTTATCCTATTTAGATGATATATCATTTACAATAATAGGATCAGGATCAGGGACAAATATAACTTATCATAATACACCTAATATAAAAGAATTAAGCTTAAATAATATAACCCTAGATGCAAGTTGTATTATAAATTATAGAGCAAAAGATATTTGCAATAATTGGTCTCAAGATATTAGTTTAATATTGAATTTTATAAATATTCCATATGCAGAATTAAATGGTTCCGCTACAAGATCTGTTGATTTTTCGAGAAATGCTAATTATAGCGATTACGGTATAAGAATATATAGTGATCAAACAAATAGTACGTCTTTTATTCCGCGCACGCTATCCGGTTCAATTAACGATACAAGTAATATAACAGTTGGTGTGTCGCGTTATGATATAAGTTTTAACACCGATTTATGTTTAAACGTGATTGGTGACTATTCTTTTAATTATATTATTACAATATCAAATTCTGGTACGCGCGTTCCATTAAATTTAAAACGAAAAGTTAGTATTATTGATAGTTCAATGCCTTATTTCTTATTTCGTGATTTTAGTGCAATAAATTATACACTTACTGATGTTGTCATGAATAATAATAATTATGAAGCAAGTTTAAATTCGTATCCATTAAGAGATACAAGTTTTATAGATTTTAGTTTGGTAGTTAATAGACCATTTGCTGATCTCAGCAAAGTTCTATATGATTTTGATGTATGTGACAATTATCTTGTAAGGGCGAACATGACAACAAAAATATGTTTCAGTAACAATAGTTTTCCTTTTACATTCAATGACATAAGTAATTACTTTGATACTAGTCAAGAGAAAAGATTGAATAAAGTAACTATAAGTGATATAAGCCGTTCTTTATTGCCGCAATTAGAATTTATTTATACAATAAGCGGGCCATATAATAATGAGACTACTAGAACAAGAAGAGTTCATATTATTGATAATAGTGTTCCCACTATTGAATTTTCATTTAATAATTATTATAGAAATAATAATAACAATAACAATAATTATAATTATGTTTATTTTGATGCTAGTTATACAGATTTTTCATATGTAGCTCTAGATCATACTAAAACTTATAGATTGGGTGAAGTTAGTTTTAATTTTATTCAAGAATTAAGTTCAATATTATTTAATTTTGATTTAAGTGATAATTTAGATTTGAAATCCGATATAAAATACCAAATAACTATTAGTAATAACAGCTATAGACAAAGCATAAGGCATATTAGCGACTTAGAATTGAGTAGTAATAACATGTTTAAAAATTTATTTTCTAAAAAAGACACATCTTTTGTGCTAATATATGATATATGTGATAATCAATATAAGTCAGCAACAAGAACAAGAAATGTAAAAATTATAGATATAAGCACAAATTTAGATATAAGTTTTTTGAATAATTCGTCTAACTTAACTATTAGTTTTGGGGATACAAATTTTAATATATTTCAAGATGTTTCTTTTAATCATAAGAGATTATCTATTGCTTCTATTAGCTTTGATATTAGTTATATTTTTCCTAATGCTAATCCAATTACAAATACCATAACTTCAGTAAGTGGCAGAAATGACACACTACTTTTTGATCCATCTGCGTTAATATATAGATTAGGATCAAATAATGTAAATTATTTTCCAAGAGCATATACAAGTGATTTTTATAAAAAGGAGAGAACTATTGATATAAGTAATAGAGGACCACTAATTTCATATGTCGGCGACATAAGTCATGAGATTTATACTACTTTAAGCGATGCATCATTAATAAACGGCGTAATAAGTATTAGCATATATGACGCGTTTATTTTCAAGAATTATAGGACTGAATTATCATATAATGGAACAAATTTCAAAGTAACATTTGATAATTGCCTCAATATATTTGAGCCCTCATTTGGAATATATAATATATATTATAGTTCAACAGATTTGTGCGGAATAACTACAATAAGAACGCGTAAATTGGATGTAGCAGATAGAAGGCCACCAATAATAACAATATGCGGCGACTTTGTATATGAATTTTCGGGCAATAATTCGTATTATTTACCAGACAATTCGTTTTATATTGAACAAGGTGCTTACGCTTATGATGTAGGAACACGAACACAAATATACGATATAAGCATAACAAAGACTAGTCAACAAAAAATCGTAAATACTATTTCAGATACATTTTATTACGTAAATATATCAAATGAAACTCTAGCAACGACCCGTTTGTTATATAATCAAAATTCTTTGACTGATCCAGATTATAGAGTTATTTATAGAGCGACTGATGCATTAAATAATTATCAAGACATATGTAGAAATATATTTGTAACAATTTCTAGAAAACCAAAATTATATCCATATATTGAGGTAAGTAATAATAACGGCCTTATGCGTTATTCATTATTAGATGATATTTCAATTAATAAGCAATTAACAATAAGCACAAACACAGAAGATTTTGTATATGATCTAAGTTTATCATTTAAATATGATAGGTCGAGAGAAAATAATCAAAATATTATTTGTGAAGCAGTAAAGCACGTAATTTTTGGAAGAAACAGACCCAATAATTATGTTAAATTTGTATTGGATGCTTCTAATTATCAGGGTGATCCATTAAATAGATCATATATAACGGTTGCACATGATCAAATAAACAGCATAAATACAGATAGTGAAATCGGTCAAAAAATATATTTTTATGCGCGTGATTTATCACAAGATCCTATTGATCAACTAAGTTTTTTAGAATATAATTTATATTTTGAAGATAGGACACCTCCACAAGTTAGTTTGTTAAGTAATAGAAATTTTTCTACTAATTCTGATTACACTAATATTTATAATTTAACCTATCCGCTATTAAGCGCGACCTCAGTTAATGATTTAAAATTTAATATTAATAGTTATGACAATTATAATAATTTATATAATAAATATGAGAAATATTATAAGCAATCTCTCGCAAATCTCAATATAGTGTTATATGACCCCGGAATAAATATAAAAGATATTGTAGATGGTGATGTTAATTATATTGATAGTTCGTTCATACAAATTACTGGATCAAGTTATAATTTTTTAAATTCCGATATTTCCGTAATTTATTATAGGGTTAGCGACGGTTCACTGATTGACGTATGTAATATTTTATTTGACGGTTGCAGTAATAACTTTGTTAGAAACTATAGTCAACATTATAGTGTTAACGACAGATCGATTTATAACAATATTAAGGATAGTTCCAGAAATATTTATGTTACTAGATTTCCACCATTTATAAATTTAAATTATCAAAGTGATTGCTGTAGCAATAAGTATATTACATATTACCATAAGAAATTTGAAAAATATGTAGAACCAAAAGGAATTGTAGTAGACTATTTTGATGGATTAACGCTAAGTTTCGAAAATGTGAAAATAACTAATACTATAAATGAAAATAGGACAGGCATGTATACTATAAAATATGATGTAAGTAATAGTGCAAATATATTTAACATTGATGATGTGCGAAAAGTGAATGTTATAAATACTTTTCCGCTGCAACAACAATTTACTTATAATTTTGATACTATATTAAATTTTAATTTGTTACCGCAAAGCGTCAACTCTTACGACAATTCTTACAATAAATATAGTTTATATAATGGAACCTATAAATTTGATGTATCGCAAAGCAGGGCAATTTCTATAAGAACGCAAGAATTTGATATATGCAATGGACTTTATGATATAAGCAATGTTGTTACATTAACAAGTGAAAGCTACGATACTATAAATAATAAAAAATTTTACTATAATAGCGTTAGTTTAACAATAAGCGGTGATTTTAATAAATTAGCCTTTGAATTATCAAATAATATAATTAGTCCGCACTTATTTGTATATGATGATCAAAATACTTATGTAAATATGTATGATGTTATATATAACAATGAATATAATGTAATTATAGATGGATCATATATTGTAAACATACAAAATTTGAATGTTGCAAATTCTAGTCCATATTTCGAATTTGCTTCCACAAGTGCTCGAGATTTATATTTAAGTATTGGCAATTATAGATTTTACCAAATAGGATATAATAATTTTCACAATCCTATAAAATTTTCTACTACAAAAGACGGGACACATAATGGCGGTATTGAATATACAAAAAATGTATTTAGAAGAAATCTTCCAGGTGTATCAATATTAAGTAGTAATTTAAATTCCAATTCGAGCTATATGCAAATAAATATTGACGCTACTACGCCATCAACATTATATTATTATTGCGAGAATTTTCCAAATATGGGCGGACAAATTAAAATAAAGAACAACATAATATTTTCTAAGGATGCGCTTACGTTGAACGCTTACGTAATAGATGCAAATAATGAAATAAATATTTTGAATGCTAATTATAGAGATGAAGAATTGTTAAAAAATAGAATATTACTAACTCAAAGGTTTAATATAAGCGGTGGCGACATGTCTCATGTAAATATTACTTGTATAACGCAGAGAAATATACAACACAATATGCTATATAATTTACAACAGCTCCCGCATAAACTAATAATTAGGAAGCATATAAATTTGGTAGATAGAAGTGATGTTAGTTTTGTGGTTGACGATATTAATACTGTAATGAAGGAGAATGTAGAAAATTATTTAGTAGAAAATAGAGGTTCTGGTTATACTTTTGACAATACATATATAAATTTGTTTAAATATGAATTTGATACATCTTTAAATATATCAAAACGAAGTACTGACCCATTACTAGACATATATGATCATGATATTAGACCAATTTTTTATAATAATAAAAATTATAATTATTTCACAAATGCGACTAGTCCAAGTAGTCCAAGTAGTCCAAGTAGTCCAAGTAATCCAAGTAATTTTTTACATGAAATATTAAATTATAGCGAATTTTTTAGATCTAATAAATTATTAACTCCTACATTGTTGGTAAATAGCTTTCAATATAAAATAAGCGATTTTTTCTTTATGAGAAATTCAAAAATATTGAATTTGGATTTTAGTAACGAATATATTTTTAATAATAAATTGCTTGCTCCGCGTATTAAAATATCAAAGATTACAGGAAATTATGTAACTTTTACCTTAATGATTTATTACAATACTAATAATAATTGGTATTTACCATATTCCGTTTTAAACACAAATAAAGAGCTATTGTTTGGAACATATGAATATATTGTTTATAGCGATAGATTAACTCAGTTTGCAAGACAAGACCTTGCTCCGGCAACTAGAGATTTTATAACTTTTTATAATGGCTCAATAACTATTACAAGTAATATAATTTATTCATATAATGAGGAATTAAGTAATAATTTTTATAGTCAAACTATTTTTAATAGCATAGGACACAATGATTTGAGTAATACCGTTTTTCTAAGTATGAAGGATAATAGCAATAATAATGCATCGGTGTGTGGCCTAACAAAGAAAAATTTGTATAATAATGTTTACTTTGATAATAGTCAAATATTAATATTTCGTAAATTTGGCGAAAAAAAAGTAGTAAATTATCAAGTAAATACGCCCGCATTAACATTACAAGACACATTAAAAGAAGAAACTAATAGTGATAATTATTTAATAGATATATGTACTAATGACATATATAAGTTTTTTGATAATAGACCATTAACTTTTAACACGTTGCGCGATCTATCATTTAACGAGGAATATAATATATATATAGCTTTTACAATACATGAAGAGCTGACAAGTATAAGCAATAACATTTTAACTCAATATGAGATTGACCCTATATATTTGAACAACATACCTATTAAGCGAATTGGATATATATACAGAGAATACTCGGATTATCCGTTAAATAGTTATGATAGTTCTATAAATACTATAACTGAAACATCTTATAATGCGCTAAAAAATCAGTTAGGTAGCCACAGCTATATAATAGATTTGAATGATTATTTTGATATAAGTATATACAAACAAACACTAATAGCAACTAATGTATATACGTCGGATTTTATTGACACAAGTAAATTGAGATATACTTTATTAGATTTGAGTTTTTCTAAAGAGTTTAACTTATATGATATGACTGTGGGGCAAACTGTTATTTTCAATGCCACAAATTTGAATAAGCTATTGATTATGCGAAATAGGATTATTCCAATATATTATAAATTAAGATATATGATAAATATATTAGCTGTGCTCCGCCCTAATGTGGTGTATAATCATGCAATATTAATTATAAAAGACGATGATAGTATAAATTATTATATTAATTTGTTAAACCCTGATCCGTCTAATTTGATAGTCAATATTTATACAAATAATGTGAGTATAAATAGGTTAAATGCGTTATATAAGGAAATATTTGATAACGCGCAATTAATGGTATTACGCTATGATGAAGTAATAAAAACGTATACTATTGCGCATACATATTTAGTAACTATAAGTGATTTTTTAAACATGGTAATAAATTTTGATTATTTAAATATTAATTATTTGGATAATATATTAACGTTATTGGAGAGAAATATTGAAGCGGTTTTGCTTGATATACCTATTTATAATGATATAAATAATATAAGACAAGTGTTAACTATAAATAATTTGCCTAATAATATAGTTTTGATTAATAATGGTACTAAAACACTATTAGAATATAATGATATAACTAACTTGAAATATTGTTTTACAAATTTTTATTTTTTAGCCAATGAGCTTGATCTTATGCGAAAAGAGATTGCTGTGCGAAATTATGGCTATGGTTTGAGTTTTGAACTTTATAAATATGACATGGCTAGTAATACTACAAATAATTCGCTAAGAAGATATGAAAATATGTTTTCCATCAATAATTTAGATGTAACAAATTTATATAATGACTTGAAGTATAATTTTAAGTTATTGAATAATAATTTTATTTTAGATTATAGTTATGTTTTGCATAACTATATAACTGTTGCTAGTTATTATAGTCCTCCACCAAATCCTACTAATATTATAATAAATTATCCGGCTTATAATGATGCTTCTATTAATAATTATGCAACTTTATATAATAATGTGGAAAATTTGTATAATATTATTACAAGTGTTTTTAGTGTAATATCTAGAAATTATGAAATTTATAATAAGCCAACATTATATGTAAATACGACTTATGAGTTTTATGGTTCCAAACTATTAATAAATAGTTATTATTCCAATAGCATAACGTTAAAATTACAACTACAATATGTAAAATCTTTATATCATACAATAGAGTTGTCTAATATTTATCTTGATATAACTATTCCCGATATAATACCTCCTACGCTGTTGTTTAATAATAGCAGTGATATATGTTTTAATGAAAATGTATTTAATTATGATGCTTCTGTTAATGAATTAATAATCACTAAATTAATTAGTGATGTAAGTTATATTGATTTTAATCAGTTATATCAAATTAGTTCTGCAAATTATACTTATTATAATAGTGTATCCACTATAAGCAATAATTCTTTATCTATTAGCCGTACTTTGGTAAATTCAAACAAAAATTCACTATTAGAAATAGATTTTACTGATATTAGTAATATAATTTTTGGAGGGGCGCAAACAAAAATTACTACTATAAAATATATTATTTCTGACAATGCAAATAATAGAAATACTATTTTAAGAAGAATTACGTTAATAAATAGTAATAGGGAGCCAATATTTTTTTATAATAATCAAGCTTATTATGTTTCCGAAATTGTTACTATAATATTAACGATTAACGAAACTATTACTGAAAACGAGTTTATTAGTAAATTGAGGACCTCTGTCATAGTGTTAAATCCGTTACTTCATGAGATGAAACCTAATTTATTTACACTAAAAGAGCCGCCAACAGATCTAAGTTTTATAGCCATTAACTATATTCAAATAGTAAATGTTGTGGATCTTATTGATGAAGTATTATTAACAATTAATAATGTTAATTTTAACGGACCAGTTATAAGTTATCCAAGCGCAACAACTAACAGTTTTAATGGCTTTATTAGTAATACTAGTAACGATGACACTCTTTATATTAAATATTTTAGTAGTACACAAGTTTATGATGTGGAAGGTATATTTAAAATAAAACTAGAAATAATACGTAGGGAAATAGTTGCACAATCAAGTATAACTACTCATTGTTGTTATCCTAAGGTTGACTATAAACCTATACAAGATAGTTATAAATTAGGTTCTCAAAATTCAACTGTAATGAGAATGGCCAAATATATTATTAACAGAAATATTTGAGAGAGTTATTTATTTAATATATTTATAAATATATAAATAAGTATGCCAAGTATGCGAAGTATGCGAACTTTTCCAAGTATGCGAACTTTTCCAAGTATGCCCAAGCTATATTTTCCAAGAAATATTTTGAAATTGATTTTATATTTTGTAACATTATCGATTGCTATAAATTTTATTATGAATAAGCAAATTATGGCATTATTAAGTTTATTTATAATTGCAGGATTAGTATATTATATTAATAAAAATGAAATGATGGCGCTTTTAATTTCAATAATAGTTACAAATTTATTATTAGCATTGCAATATTTAGATATACAATATAAAGAACCATTGTTAAAAACTACAAAAACAGGGCAACATATAAGTCAAGCACCTGAAATGTTTGTATAAATGTATAAATGTATATTTTTTTCTAAAAATTGATATATGTTAATTTTTTAAATAATTAACATATAATACTATTTATGATTAATGACAAAGGGTTATTATACTTAATTCAACCGGCTGAATTGGTTGGAACATCTCGTTATAAGATTGGTTATTCTAGGACTAATGATTTAAATAAATTTAGGAAAGATTATAAAAAAGGGTCAAGATTTTTAGATATATATGAATACGATCATTCGCCATTACTTGTGCGCGAAATTAGAAACAATTTTAATAATAAATTCAAGCTAGTTGCTGGTAGAACATATTATGAAGGCAATGAAAATGATATTAAGAAAAATTTCAATGCTATTATAAATAATCACGCATTAGCAAATAATAATAATAATGTAAATAATGTAAATAATGTAAATAGCAGCAACAATTTGCTATATCAGTTATGTTCAAAAACTAATACTAAGACATGTTTATATAGTAGTTCTCCTTATAGTACTATATACACTACTAATCCATGTTCTAAAAATGTATGTAATGGATCATTAGCAAATTATGCATATATGCACAATATAATGTATGGTGAAAATTGTGCAACAATGAAAAAAAGCCACACTAATCTAAATAAATCATGTTTATACAATGTTTAATGTTTATATAATGTTTAATGTTAATTAATTAATACGTTTTATTTTTTTATTTTATTTTAAAAATTTATATAAATGTCACTAACGAATAAAATAGTTGCAAATATAAAGAAAACAGATGCAGATGTAAATAGTTTTGTAAATACTACAAATGTTGTATGTATTGACACATCTAATAATCGAATTGGTATAAATACCAAAAATCCGCGCTATTCAATTGATATAATAGGGACTGGTCCAAATAATATGATTTCTGTAAATAAATTGCTAATAGAAAATATTGCTATAATCAAGGATATAAGCTGTTTAAATAATATTGATGCAAGTAGTGCAAGACTACAGCATATAAATTACACAACTATAAGCGGAAACTCGATCATAAGTAAAGCAATAGTTACTATTAGCGCAAATATTATAGATTTAAGCATTAGCAGACTAAAGTTAAATGATTTAAGTGCTACCAATATAGATGCATCATATTTAAGAGTTTCTAATGGCGGAGATCTAAGTGGGCATATTATTGTAAGAAAGCTTACTGTATTGGGAGATTTTTCAGGTGGAAATGCTACATCTTTCTCATCTTTAGTAATAGCAAATTCAAGTTTAGCAACAATGACTTCGACAAATTCATACATACAAAATATTGATTGTAGTACTATTAAAGTTGATACTAGCGCAAATTTTAGAGGAGATGTATTTTGCAGGAAAAATATAGATTTAAGTTCTGGGTCATTTATAACGTTAAGTGGAAATATATTATATGCAAATAATTTTAGAGGAATAAGCATTAGCTGTGAACGATTGGTAACACAAGATTGTAGTATTAATGGTACATTGCAAGTAAATAAAATAGAGGATTTAAGTGGTAGATCTATAATTGGAGAAGGTGGAGCTCTTAATGTAAATACGTTGGGATCACGATTTACCGGTTTATCAGTAACAGAAACTTTAACTATAGATAATAATTGCGACATAAGTAATTTAAGAATAAATAAGAAATTGGACTTTAGCAATGTTGCCTCTCTAATAATGCCTACTTATTCTTTGGTGCATAGTTTAAGGCAATCAAAATCAATAGCAATCGATATTTCGGATATGAGTATGAATATAATAAAAGTATACAATAGCAATAGCTCATGGTCAAATATTTATACTAAAACGCATTATGCTTCTTTAGATATAAATAGAGAGCTTTCAGGAAATGACATTTCTTCAATAGCAATAAATGCGCAACCCAATTATTTCATAGAAAATTCGAATAATTTAATAATAAATTTAGCTAATAATAATAAATATAAATATATTCCATTAAGTTTCAAAATAATAGGTTCAAAAATAGCTTATAGCGGTGAAGGTACTTTTAAGATTTTAGATATTAGTAGTACTAGTAGAAATGGTAAATTAAAAGTGCCCGATATATGCGGAGTATATGAAATAAATGCTACTATAAGTATGAAATATTTGAATAGAATTCCGGGAGATGTGGAACCAAATACATATATTTTTGGATTATATAATAGCGTTTTAAATAGCGATATATCGTATATTTATCTTGAAAATGCGAATAATATATTGACGTTTGATAATAGTTTTAATTATTCGACGTCAATGTTAAACTATATTGGACCATTATTTAATAATTCAGACGGATTTACATTTTTAATATCATGCACTAAAGATTTAGACTATTTAGTAATAGATAGATTTAATGGTTCAATAAAATTATTGAATTATTAAACATAATAGAGAGATTTATAATAATTTTTACAAATATGATTTTAAGCAATTGATCCAGGTCTAATAATATTTATTAATTCTTTAAGAGAAATGGGCTCATTAGCAGCGTTCATAAAAACGAAATCTTTAGCTCTTATATTTTCGCCACTAATATCTATAGCTGCAAGAGGATTTAAGGTATTTATGCCTATTCTATTATTAGACGAATCGATACATATTAAATTATTAGGGTCAGGAGTATAACTATAACTGCTTGAAACACTGTTAATAGTGCTAATTATTTTATTATATTCACTATTAGACATTTTATATATTTAAAATATATAAAATATAGCAAATTTAAACAAATTTATTTATAAACAAATATATTTATTTATAAACAAATTTAAGCAAATTTAATATATTTTAGAAATAATTATTTTCTTTAATTATATTATAAATAAAGAATGACAAAAAAATTTACAAAAGCAAGCGATGGTATGTATCATGTGCATGGACATAAATATCCGGTGTTAATAGGTTCGCGCGCTCAAATTTGGCATGGAACTGCCTACAAAACAAAGGGAGGTCTAACTAAAGCGGATCTATTAATGAATAAGAGAGGTCACGTAGTTTCAAAGAAACTATATAATCGGGCAAAAAGAGAGAAACGTTTAGAGCATGCCGGTTATTTTACACAAAAGGGAAAGTTTGGCTGGGTAAGAAGAGATGGAACAAAAAGAAAAGGCAGAAAAAGCAGAAAAAGTAAGGGTACAAGACGGCGCTAAGTTGCCTAATTAGGAAGGTGGTGCCGAGTTGCCTAATTAGGAAGGTGGGCGCATAATTGTTTTTATATGTTTATATATTATATTATATAATATATAAAATGCAAGCAAAAGTAATAGGCACGGGTAGCAGTGGTTGTGTTGTGCATCCGGCAATACCATGTACAGGTAAGGGAACACTGAGAGATAAAATATCTAAAATTTTACCCAAAACAGATGCTAGCAAGGAATTTGATATGATAGCAGAGCTTGCGGGATTGGAACAATTTGCAATATTTCAATCCATGCCTTGTCCTCTTAATAAAGCACATGACGATAATGCAAGAATTATACGAGAATGTAAAAAAGAAGTTTTTACATACACACCTCCGCATGATCTAGAAATGTTAATATATGATTATGGCGGAATAGATCTTGTTGAGTATCATCCGACATTATATAACTATTTCATAGCTGGAGATAACATAAATTTATTTAACTTTTTTAATTCACTATATAATTTGTTTATTGGACTACATTATTTCAGAGAACGCGGTATAATGCATGGTGATATAAGAATAGAAAATATAGTATATAACGCGGATCAAGGAGTGTCTAAATTTATAGATTTTGGTATTATGACCAGCAAAAGCAGATTGTTAAGTAAGATTGGGACCAAAGGAATAATTGGATTAAAAGAAGAAATTCCAATACTAGGTAAATATTATAATGGATCAAAGATTGATGGTATTATGCCAGTTGCAGAAATAATTGAGTTATATGATTTGGTTGAAAGTAGAGATGATTACTATATAGAAAAGATAGATTTGGTAATAAATAATAGTGATATATATGCGTTATGTATGGAGTTAAATAAGTATATACAATATTTAAGAACTGGTTTATTAAGAGTAGGTCGTCTTGCATATAATGATCCCTATATTATTTTTTTAAATGATTTTGTCTTAGTAATGGAATTGGCTTTATGTCGTGAAACAAGAAATAGTGTTATAAGCATTAAAGATTTATGTACTAAGTATCAAGAATTGATGGCTACAAATCCTTTTCTTAGTGCTAGCGCTAGTGGATATATTAAGAAAAAGAAAAATAATAGCACAATAATAAGGAGAAATAGCAAATACAGAAAAAGAAAATCAGGAAAAAACAAAGGTACAAGAAGAAAGCGCCCCACCTTCCTAATTAGGCAACTACCTTCCTAATTAGGCAACTACCTTCCTAATTAGGCAACTACCTTCCTAATTAGGCAACTCAGCACTATTAATATATTATAATAGTATTTAAAAACAATATAATAGTCTATATTACAGTTTGATACATTAGGTTCAGACTATACTTATTTATAATATGATTATCTCATATTAGGGTCATTTATATATTATTATGAATAATGTATACCATGACTTTCTAATTAAGGGATTAATTAATATAATTTTTTTATATATTAATTAATCATAAAGTAATTTATTAATTTATTTATTTATTAATTTATTTATAATATATATAAAAAATGTCTAGTAAACCAGATGGTTATGATAAATGGCGGTTTTCAATTATTGGTGGCTTTATTGTATTATTAATATTTAACAGTTATACTTTTAAAGTTACAAATAGCATTTTTGGAAATATATTAACCAAATCTAATTGCCCTACTTTATTTGGTTATGTATTACACACAATTGTTTATATTATATTTGTAAGATTATCTATGGGTATATAGTTAAAAAATTTATAAGAAAATTGTTAATTTGTTAATTTGTTAATTTAGTTGTTAATTTGCTTGTTAATTTATTATAATATATTATGTTATAATATATTATGATTAAACATAGGTTTTTTCAATTGTTAAAAAAAATAAACATTGAAATACTATTAATATTAGTATTAATAGTAGTATTAGTAGCATTATTGTTTTATAATAATGTTAACATGGAAAACATGACTATCAATATTTATGCTGATAGTAAAGGTTATAAAATAAATGAAGAAGAAGAAGAAGAAGAAGACACATCAAATGTAAAACCATATACTAAAAATAATGATGATGCATCTGATTATCCAAGTGAATTAGAAGAAGTAACTCCTAATATTCCAGAACTAACGTCAGGAGAAAATACAAGTAAGGGTAAAAAAGAAACTAAAGAAAAAACTGATGCTAAGAAAGAAACAGAAGATGCTACAGCAAAACGTACATCTAAATATATAGATACTTTCACTGAACCAATAACTGCAGAAACACCACCACCATAAACATTATAACAAACAAACAAACAAACAAACTAAAAATAAAACAAACTAAAAATAAAACAAACTAAAAATAAAACAAACCAAAAATAAAACAAACTAAAAATAAAACAAACAAACTAAAAATAAATATATTACTTATACATTTTACAAACTATATAATATTTTAAATTTTTACTTAAAGATTTAATCAGTTTTTAAACTAAATAAAATACATGTTATCAAACGATTGCATTAGTAACAATAATAATAAACTAACAATAAAGACTGTTCAAATTGCGCCATTTCGCGTATTAATGGCGGCATTGAAAGATATTTTGTTAGAAACAAACATTGTATTTACAAAACAAGGAATTAAAATTATTAATATGGATAAAACACATACAATATTGGTTCATCTATTTTTAAAAGCGGAAAATTTTGAATTTTACGAATGCAAAGAAGAAAAAATAATTGTAGGTGTAAATATACTCCATTTATTTAAATTAATCACCACAATAGATAACGACGACACACTAACAATTTATATAGAAAACGAGGATTACAATGAAGGTATTGTAACAGAATTAGGATTAAAATTTGAAAATGGAAATATAAAACAATCGAAAATTCAAAAGTTAAAATTAATAGAACCAGAACAAGACGAATTAGAAATTCCTGATGTGAAATTTTCATCTGTTATTAACATGCCTTCAAATGATTTTCAAAAAATAATTAGAGATTTAGCAGCTATTTCAGAAAAAATAGAAATAAAATCGGTCGAAGACGAATTAATTTTTAAATGTTCTGGACAATTTGCTAAAGCTGAAATTAGAAGAAGCGAAAACAACGCTAATATGCAAATATTAAATAAGCAACATAATAAAATTATACAAGGTGAATATTCTCTCAAAAATTTATTATATTTTATTAAATGCACCAATTTATGCAATCAAATAGAAATATATTTGGAAAATAATAGACCTCTTATTGTAAAATACAATGTTGCTTCATTAGGTGAAATTAAAATGTGCTTATCATCATTGCCTAGTTCTAATAATTAATTTTTTATGTATTTATTTATACAATTATATAATTATTTACAATTATATAATTATTTACAATTATATAATTATTTACAATTATATAATTATTTATATATTTATTTGTGTTGCTTAAATACACAAATTTGGTCTTCAATATTAAATATATTATGAATGCAAAACGGATCCTTATTTGATGACGTGTCAAAATTCTCAAAACAATCCTTTTTTTTCATCCAAATCTTAATTATACAGAAATTCTTCTTTGGACTAATAGATAACCCGTTAATATTAGTCATAATAGTTTCATCATTAATTAAAGTATTTCCTATAATTTTGTATAATAAAACTTTAAAAATTGTAACAATGTTTGTATTGCTTATTTTATAAGAAAAACATCCGCCATCAATATTGTCCTCGGTCTCCCATAATGGTAAAATATTGTCTTTCATGAAAAAAACCATGGTTTTCTTTATAATATTTTCATGTAAAGTTTCAATAAATAGTGTTATTTCTTTTAAATATGAAAATTTGGAAATAAGTTTATAACTTTCAAGGGTCCATGCATTATCATTTTGATAATGTATCCAACAAGTCCAATCATTATTTAATTTATTCATAAATATATTAATAATAAATAAAATGTTTTTAATATATGTTAAAATAGTTAATTATAGTATAGGTTTATAGCATTAGGTTTATAGCATTAGGTTTATAGCATTAGGTTTATAGCATTAGCTAGTTGATGTAGTTGATGTAGTTGTTGTTGTTGATGGTGTAGTTGATGCATAATTAGCTATAGTTGTGCAATCACCTGCTGCATTTCTCACTCTTCCGGGAGGACAAAGCTCATAACATACTAGTCCTGTTTTCGATTTATATGTTATAGGTGTTTCATTTACAGGACATGGTCTATTGTTTGCATATTTATTTACTGATGATATAACATTACTTGTGCTATTTGTTCCATAAGATGTTAAATTTTTATGATCATATTTTAGAGCATATTCACTGGTTTTTGATGCATCATTTGACGTATTCCATGCATTTTGCTCGGCTGCTGATAATTTTTTCCACATGGCTTCAATAGTTGCTTCTATTTCTAATGCACTAACTCGCGGATTTTTACTTTCTAATTCTCTCTTTACTGCGTCATACTTATTACGCTTAAATAAATCGTAGCCATCGACTTTATAAACAGTGCTGTATTTATTATTATAACTTGTATATTTATTAGGATTATTAATAGTATTAATATTAGTATTAGTATTTGGATTTGTTATTGATAGCGTTACATATGGATCTGTAACCCCCATAGCAGATTGCCTTGTTGCAATATAATTATTAAATAAACTATTGTTATTCATTATACTATTTGAAAATATAGTATGATATAATTGCGAATTATTCATATACCTGATAAATGAATATTCGCCAAAATAGTTTAATATTTTATCGGCTATGAAAAACTTTTTGGGGTTATTAGATAAATCATAAATAGACTCCGAATTAAAAGGCAGTTTGTATGTTTTATCAATGTCATCATAAAATTTATAACGTAATTGATCTCTATCAATTCGCTTTTCTTTCTCGTATTTATCATAATAATAGGCATACTTTTGCTGATTTAATTTCTCTGATGCTGTTAATTCAAGATATTCACCCGACAAATCTCTCGCGTTTTGTGTTCTGGACTGGATTTGTTTGTTTTTAGGATCAAGACCGAAAACTTGCAATAATAAGGTGGATATAATTGTCATCATAATAATTGGTATTAAAACAACAATCCATGCAATAACGACATATCCTAAATCGCACAATATATTAATTATTAATGTAAATACAAGCATAAATATAAATTTTAAAAAAGCCTCATTGATGCTATTATTATAAATATCTATAAATATTTGAATTAACGAAAACCCTATATAAATTAAAGCAGGCGCACAAATGCTTGTTAAAATCATTAAAATAATATATATTATATTATAATATATTATATATTATATATTAATACAAGAATTAATATTTGAATTTATATTTGAATTTATATTAGAAAACATATTATTTTTCTTGTAACAGTTGAATAATCGAATTATTTTTTTCATTCATGATTTTATAAACCTCTAATTGCCCCTCAATACCACTAATAATCTTATCCTTTTCTTCTAACATTTTCGCAAAATTTTGCAGTTGCTCTTGCTGCTTTTGAATAATTTGAACTATTTGCTCATTATTTAATACAATTTGTTGCCCGTTTTGATTTAACACAATTTGACCTTGACCACCGTTTTGTTGCATAGCCATACTTTTACGTTCTTCCTCAATTTCTTTAATTTGCTTTAATACATCAGGCTTATTTGACGGATCACCGGGTTGATAATTTTGTAATAGTCCATCTATTTTTTCCATATAAAATTGTCGCATGTCCTCGTCTTTAACAAATTCAGTTACGGTTCTTGTTGATGTTTTTTGATAATCGTTTTCACCTTGTTCCAATAATTTTTTCTTATCAAATGTATTGTGAATATGCGAAAATACTAAAATCGTTTTTTTGGGCTCTAATTGAACAAAAGGAACACTGTAATTCTTTAAAAACGCCTTTTCTTCCGCTAAAGATGCAGTGTCTTCATATCTATGGTCTTTTAATAACTCACGCTTGAAAGCAAATGTCCCGGCTGTTGCATGATTTGGACCATATGGACCAAATTGAAACATTTTTTGAATATGCTTGAACCATATATATATTTCACTCGCTCCTGCACATAATGCCGACGGGTGAGTTACTAACATATTTACCGCATGCGAAACGCGCTCGGGTGGATAATAATCATCGTCATCCATATACACAATTATATCGCCAATTGACTTATCATGCATAAGATTTCGCTTTTTTCCTAACGTCATTTTTCCATCATATTCATAATACTTTACTTGCGGAATATGAGAAACCAGATCCTTTATTTTATCTGTCCCATCATCAATAATAATCCATTCCATTCTATCTTTTGGATAGTTTTGATGCATAAAACATTTAATTGTATATTCCCAAAAAGGTCGCCTATTGAATGTAGGAGTGCATATACTTACAAAAGGTAGTTCTTTTTTGTCTCCGCTCTTTTTCTTTCCCATAATAATATAAATATAATAGTTCTTATTTTCTTATATTTATATTATATTTTATATTATATTATATCATATTTTGTATTATATATCATATTTTGTATTATATTATATATTATATTATATTATATTATATATTATATTATATTATAATATAAACTTTCTTACCATATTACATTACGATTTTAATGTTTTATATAAAATAAGGAGAGCAAGTAATCCGCCCAAAATTCCGGTTGTTACATTATTTAATTTACTAAGCGATGCCACCAATATTGTTACACAAAACAATATTGTTAATAAATTGCCATGACTTTTAATAATATCCAAAAATTCCACAGTATTGTATAATGGTATAAAAAACATGTTAAATAATAACGACACTGTTATGTAAAGAAATCCTACTGTAGCCGACATTAAACCAATACCAAGTGAAAATGCGATCATTATCATTATTGGAAAAATTAATAATATATCTAAAAATATATGACCAATTACTCTATAAAGCAGCCTTTTCTCTTTATATTCATAGGCCGAATAAAACATTCTCTTGTAGTCCATTAGCTTATAATAACTACGAGGAATATCACATTGTCTATAAAATTTTTCGAACGCCATAGATGGATACCACCATAAGAATAACATACCAACCACAGTACTTACAGAAAACGAAAATGCAGCAATCATTACTAAAACATATAATATGTAACCATTTGCCCCGTTTAATTCCGGTATATTTGCATAATTAGCTATAATATTAAACAAAATTCCCGTGAAACATAAAAACATAAAATTGCTTAATATTGGATTATGTTTAATAGTTTGTTGATACGTTATAGAAAGACGTTTCAATAATATTGAAATAAGTGATCTACTCAAAAGAACTGTATAGAGAAAAAATAATGCAAATGCTCTAAAAGGCATTCTTAATAATTCTGACTTAATATTATTATTAGCATAATCAATGAGATTATATGGAAAAGGTTTTTGTTTCAGCACTTCAACATCATGCACTGTGATGCATTTTGTTCCGTTTGCCGCATATTCTGCATATGTGCTCATAAATCCGGTCTTTTCTGGTCCGCCGCCTGTTAAAACATTGGTTGTTTTATTGCATTCCTGATAAGGATACGTACATAAATCAGTCGGAAACATGTAATCTATTACGCTGAGCCTTTTCCTATTAAAACAATTTGATTTATAGTAAATACAGTCTTTGCATTCGCCATATTTAAAAATGAATTCATAACACGCGCCAACAATTGCCGTTATAATTACTATAATAGCACTAACTACGATTAAAATTACAACATCGGATATTACTAAATTTCTTTTTCTAATTGGGGCAGAATGACATATTGAGCGCCGATTTGTTCCGCTTATGTCTGTTAAATCTATACCCATATCATAAAACTTATTGTCTTCTTTAATATCTGATGCAAAATAAGCACTGCACGGTTCATTTGATACGTCAACAACACAACAACCATTAGGTGCGTCGTTCATATTATTTGTAAAATGAAATGCACCACTACTACATAGAGGTATGTCGTCTGTATAAGTACTATCTAATATAGAAATCCCTCCCGTAATATTATTACATATATCTGATCTAGCAGGACACTTTCCTGATGTTTTTGGTAAAGTACCAAATATTGGATTATCGGAATATATAGGTTGATCCATAATATAATATTAATATAACATATTATAATATTTTGAAATTATTTAAACATAATATAACATATTTTTAAATTATTTTGAAATTATTATAACATATTTTGAAATTATTTTGAAATTATTATAACCTATATAAAATATATTTTGAAATTATTTAAACATATTAACTATTAAATAACTAGTATTAGCATGGGCGAAAATATTTATTGTTATAAATTTGATAATACGGATAAATATCTTGATTTTAGAGATGTATTAATTCTTCCTAAAAAATCAAAAATAAACAGTAGAAAAGATGTTGTTCTTGAGCGAACTATTGTTTTTCAAAATGGGGTGTCTTGGACAGGAATACCTATTATTGCTGCAAATATGACAACTATTGGAACATTGGATGTATATAAAGTATTAAGCACTTATAAAATTATTACATCGCTTCATAAATTTCATAAATTGCAAGATTTACTTGATTATAATAAAGAAAATAGTGATTTAAAATTAAATCCGGACTATTTTATGATTTCAACGGGTATAAGCGACGACGATTATAGCAATTTAAAAGTTATTTTAGATAATTTTGACTGTAAATTCATTTGTGTTGATGTAGCAAACGGCTACATTTCTAAATTTAAAGATTTTTGTAAATCATTAAGAAGCGACTATCCCGAAAAGGTTATTGTAGCGGGTAATGTATGTACAAGCGAAGGAATAGACTTATTAACTGAGTTAGAATTGGACATTATTAAAGTCGGTATTGGTGGAGGTAGTGCATGTACTACGCGAATTCAGACAGGAATAGGGATGCCGCAACTTAGTTGTGTGTTAGAATGTGTTCAAGCATGTAAAGAATATAATCGCATTAATTTTGAAATATACTATGAATATGATGAGCACAAATTAAAGAGGTCTTTTATTTTAAGTGATGGCGGCATTACTTGCCCAGGTGATCTAGCAAAGGCATACGGCGCAGGTGCTGATTTTGTAATGATTGGTGGAGCATTTGCAGGACATGATGAAAATCCAGGGCAAATTGTTAGCGATGAAAAGACGGGTGCTAAATATAAGTCGTTTTATGGTATGAGCTCGACTTATGCAATGAAAAATAATTATGCAGCAAATAATAATACTAATTATAGGAGCTCTGAAGGGCGCGAACTTAAAGTTCCTTATAAAGGCTCACTAAAAAGCAGTGTAGAAAATTATTTAGGAGGACTTAGAAGTGCATGCACTTATACAAATAGTGCTAATTTAGAAGAATTGGCAGACAATACAAAATTTATTATTGTAAATAATCAATACAATTCACACTTAGTAGATGGAAAAATTTGAATGTATATTTTTAATATTATTTGTTAGTATAAATTGCTATTTATTATTATTTAGAAACATAATAATAAATTTTATAAATATATTTATATTACTATATTATAGTATATACTAATAATATTATGAAACTTAGTAATAATAGCAGAAATTATATTAAAATAGTAATAATATTATTTATAATACTTACAAGTATTTATGTATTATATGTTTTTCATAACGATTATAGAATTATGGAAGGTCTTGCAAATGTAAAAGATTGCTCTAATTGCGCGATTAGACCAACGTCCGCAAATTGTGTTCCTTTATATGATATAAGTTATACTTATAGTCGAATTGGAACAAGCAATAAATGGAACTTAGACATTTCTAATGCAATAACTGATAAAGTTTTTTGCCAATGGGAACCCAAATGTACTTTTGACAATATAACGTCGCAAAATCAGCGCAATTCTCTCACAAATAGTAACATCGATCAAAGTATTTATGATGTACGATGCTGCTCAGGAAGCCCTTTTTACGATAATAGCAATATAAATTTCAATTATAACGCTATTATAGATAATATAAGCAATATAACAGATTGCTCGGCTATAACAAGTTATTTCCAACAAAATAGAGCAGGAATTATTGAGCTATCTTATAATGAAAGAGATTTAAATGCTGCCACACGAACATGTAATACTTTAGATCCAAATGGACGTTTATTTAATAAACGTGGTATGTTATTTTCAAAAATTGAAGCTAGCTTTAATATTTTTAGTGATCAAAAAAGTATGCCTTCTGACATTATAAATTATGTTTCATTTAGTAATTTAAGATGGTCATTAAAAAATCTGCCATCAGGCATAACAGGTGCAATGCTTAATGGTTATAATGAAGCAGAACTAAATGCTGCACTATTAACACTTACACAAATGAATGATGCTTTAACAGCAAAAGCAAGAACAGAAAATTTGCAAAGGCAATTAAACAGGTCAGATTTGACAAGTGCGCAAAATACTAGCTTTCTCTCTATTTTAACTAGGTTTGAAGATGCTTTTAAAGTTTTAGGCTTATTACAAGACAGTAGAAGATTTAATTATAAATTAGTTAATAATGACAAGCTGCCTAATCTTGACTATACACCATATAGTGGTAGCGCATTAAGCACTACTCAATATTTATTAAATTCAGAGCAGTTTTTTAATTGCATGGGTGAAATAAAAAATGATATTAGCTCCTCATTTACTAGCGCGCAATTAGCCGAGTTTAGCAATAATGATTATTTTGGAACTGCAGGCCGACCCGTTTCTTTAGGCGGGCTTGGCGAAGCTTCTTATAATGCTTTGGGGACTATGCAAACTACCGGATATCCAAGTAATAATGATTTAGAAATGGAATTACGAAGATTAGAAATAGTTCCATCCTCCGGAAATGCACCGGTTAGCGTAATAAGCTCTTATTTAAATGCGATCAATAGTTTTTACGATAAACAAATACGAAATTTGACAGGACCACGAGAGCACAGTTATAATCAACAATTAGTATTTGATAACAACAGTCTTGAAACAAAACAAGCTACCTTTTTCACATATAGCAAAGACACCAATAATGTTTATCCTTGTAGTCCAAGTGTTTTAGGTAATTCTAAATTTGAATATTGCGGTCCTGAAGCATATTATGAGAGCCCGCGTTTCTAACTATTTTATATATTTAAATTTTTTTTATATATTTAAATATTTATTATGGATAAGTATGTGGATAAGTATGTGGATAAGTATGTGGATAAGTATGTGGATAAGTATGTAGTCTATTTTGTATAGCTATGAAAAATAAAGGCTGCGCTTGCTCCTAATAATTGCGCAATTACAAATGCAATAAATTTGATAATGTCCATTTTGTTAGACAACAACATCATAAAACTTACTGCGGGATTAAAATTACCGCCTGATACTTTACCGCCAAAATAAATAACAGATGCAAGGGCAATACCAATTGCTAAAGGGTCGCCTGTTTTTAATATTACCCCTAAGAAAATAAAAGTGCCTATAAATTCCGTAAAAAATTCTAAAATCATACTTTATATATATTCATAAATTATTATAATTAGAATTAGAATTAGAATTAGAATTAGAATTAGAATTAGAATTAGAATTAGAATTAGAATTAGAATTAGAATTAGAATTAGAATAATTGTTTTACCATAAATAAACATGACTTAAAATTTTTGCATTATAATAACCGCGCGATTTTCTTTTTTCGAGTGCAATAGCTGCTCCTCGTTTTTTGGTTCCTGAATGTCTATTAAAATAGTTTTGCATGCGTTTGCGATTATTATGGTTTTTATGCGAATATAGTTTAAGAGGAGTTCTATCTTTATATTGTTCATAGTCCGAAGCACCAAAATGTATTTTGCGTATTTTTTTTGTTGCTCTATTTTGAATGTATGCAGTATATTTTTTACCACTAATTTTGCTTTTTTCAAATTTAATTAGCGTTTCTTTCATTTTTATATATATAATAAAGATATATAAAGATAATAAAATAAAATATATTTTATAACCCTATTTTATAGACCTATTTTATAGCCCTATTTTATAGCCCTATTATGCCTACGCATATACCTATAAAATATTTGCCTAAACGACTTAGTTTTAGAGACAGAAAACGGCAACTTAGACAGCTTAAGAGATCGCGAAATGCTTATAAGAAGCATATTTATATTACACGTAAAAAGGTTAAATCGTATAAATCCAAAAAATCAAAGCACATATTAAAAGCGGAAAAAATATATAAATTGGCTAATCTCTCTATAAATGCCAATCTCTCTAGAAAGACGGGGTGTTCTATAAATTCGCTACGCAAAATTGTGAAAAAAGGGCAAGGTGCGTATTATTCTTCTGGGTCAAGACCCAACCAAACGGCACATAGTTGGGGATTAGCCCGCCTAGCAAGCTCAATAAGTGGAGGAAAAGCGGCGGCTGTTGATTATAGCATATTAAAGTCCGGTTGCTCACATAATTCTAAGGCATTAAAATTGGCAAATCAAGCTAAGAAAAAGCATGGACTAGGCACTCGTAAGGTGCCTAAAATAATATTATAATTAATTCTTTATATATGTTTTACTATATATAATTATGCTATATTAATTCGCCCATGTTAGCGCTGCCACATTAGCCCCGCAAGCCCATTTTGAAATACTAATAAATTATATTTTTCTTCTATAACATATAAATTATAATAATATTTATAAATATTTGTAGGATCTTTAGTAATACCAATTACTACCCCGGTTAGCGGGTCACATATAGTCGCAAAAGCAGCACTCGCATCTAACGGCGGATTACTATGATTATTATATTCAAATTCGATCGTTTTAAAAAAATTAGTATTAAATGCTCCATTAGGCTGCTGCTTAAACGGATCACTTGTTAACCCAAAATTATAACAATATAAACCCACCTTTGAACATGATCCGCTAGATTTACCATACTTTTCCAATTTACTAAATATTGCGCTGTCAAAATCATATTCTCTGTATTTACCATCACAAATTATAGCAAAGTTTTTCATTATTTCGCATTGATTGGTTTGCTCAGTTGCAGACGGACTGTTGCCAGTAATATAAATATTTCTTGAAATATCGGAGCTATAACTAAATAATGGACTATAATATTTATGATTAGTAACATATAATTTTTGTAAATCATTTGGGATCTTATTTTCATACAACCAATTTGTATAATTAGACCACTCATTGCGCTCTTTTACGTCGCTTCTTTGAAAATACCACATCCAATTTTTTATTAATCCGTTGGACTCCAACTTTATTTTACTTGACTTAATTACTTTCTCAAACGCGTATTCATTAACTTCGCGAATTAAATAAGTTTGGCTATTTTGCGCAAAGTATATTCGCTCTTCTTCAGCTAAAAAACATTGCGTACATATTAAATGAATATCGCTGTTTATTCGCGACGTTAAATCTTGATAGCTATCAACATCTTTTACTATTTCACTTAGCGGCGGAGGATTAATAAACCTTTTAAATTGGTAATCTATTATGTTTTGATTTGCTTGTATTTGCGGATAATTATTATATGGTATACTATTTCTTGGATTACTATATAATACGTCTTTTATTGTAAATAACTCTTGTAATGGTCTTAATGTGAAATTAATCACTAATTCGCTATATTGTAAACAAACTAATGGAAATGCCATTATTGAAGACATTGTAAACCATGAATTTATTGGTATATATAAAGTATATTCACGAATTGAGGGTTCTATTCCGCTTATATCAGACGCACTGTCTTTGTATACGCTTGGATAATTATTATTTCTATTATTAAAATTTGCCGGATCGTTTAACTCATCAATATGCCCAGTCATAATATCAAATAGCCCTTTCTTGTGCGCATCATAATCACGCTCTACAATGTTTTGTAAGTAATGCCCGCTAAATTTTTGAATTATTGAACCGTTTATAGTTATATTGACGCTTTCAATAATTTGACATCCAATATGCTTTATCCACTTAAACTCATATGGCCTGTATTCGTTAACACTAGAAGTAATACCAGAACTAGACGTAGACGTAGTAGTATATTTCAATATTGGACTATATATTTTCGGCAATTTTACAACTAAATAAGTATCCATTAATAAATCGCCGTAACGCTGTATTTTAAAACTATAGCTAGAGCTTTTAGTTATATCTAATTCCATTTGCCCTGTTTGGTCTATTCTAAATTTTTGTAATCCAAAATTAGTATACTTATAATATGCGGATTTAAAAAAGGTATTGGTAGGATTGCCTGTCAAAATAATATTTTGGTTTCCTAATGCTATTAAATTTAATAATCCTCCTGCCATATTATAATATATTATATTAATTAATATAATATATTATATTTATTTATGTTATAATCTCTATTTTTAAATTAAAATTTAACATAAATTTTATATAATATATTATATAATATATTATATAAAATAATATAATATGTCTTCTCGATTAATGGATTTAGATAGTAATCAATATTTTTATATAACATTAGTAATAATTATATTTATATTACTAATTCTATTTAGCTGGGTTGCAAATAGACTGGGTTTAAAAGATAGATCATGCGATAAATTAGCAAGATATTGGCCAACATTAACAAATACTTCCTATTTTAGATCACAAACAGAGTTAAAACCCGACGCTAGAGATTTATTTGATGGATCTTCTTGCAAATTAATAAATTATCATGTCAAAAGCGCTTATAATTGTTGCTGCGGAGATGGCTACAAAAACAATTTTGTAGCTTTATGTGCTTTAGAAAAAGCTATTGCTAATGGTTGCCGATTTTTAGATTTTGAGATATATTCATATAATAATGACCCTATTGTTGCCTCGTCAACCGCTGAAAATAATTATATTAAAGAAACTTATAATTCGCTTTTATTAGAAGAAGTACTAATTACAATTAAAGAAAAAGGTTTTAATCCATTATCAACTAATTGCGCAAACGACCCCTTAATATTAAATTTTAGAGTTATGAGCACAAATGTGCCTATGCTTAAGACTATGGGAGACTTAATTAAAAGACATTTGCATAGCTCTAATCAGTCATTCACATGTTCCACTAAAAAAGATATGAACCTTTTAAATACTAATATGAAAGACTTATATCAAAAATTAATTATTATATGTGACTTTAATCCGCAACCTAGCATCATTACATCAACAGCCGATTTACAGAACTTGAATAGCTATATTAACTTAAAAGCAAAAGGAACATATTGTCATACATATAGGTATAATCAAATTGTTTCCAAAAAAGGTTCCGCGCAATTTATAGCAACCACAAAGTCTAAATTTGTAATAGTATTGCCTAATTTAGATAATTCAATAATAAACTTTGACACTACATTATCGTTTGATACCGGATGTCAGGCAATATGTATGAAACATCAAAATATAGATAATAACATACTTGGATATAATGGATTGTTTAGATTACAAAAAAACTTTTGTTGGATTAAAAAGAAGAGCGCTTTATTAAATGTTGATGTGCCAGAACCAATAGTATATGACGCAACTCTTGATTATAATAATGTTTCGATCTTTGATCAATAAAGTTTCGTTATTTGATCAATAATGTCTACATTATATTATACTATTGTTATTATATTGTTTTGTTATATATTATTATTTACAATAATTATAAATGTTGTAAATATACATTTTTATATTTGTTTATATTAAAGTATAAACAAATATATGGCAGAAACATTTGAAGAAAAAGAATTACAAATATTGAGAGATGCTGTGGATAATGCAACATCGCTTAGCGGTATTAAACTTGCCCAATCGGAAACTATTAAAAAAATAATAGGCATATTAGAACATTTCTTAAGGACACACAAAACACTGTGTTATGGGGGGACAGCTATAAATAATATATTGCCAGAACAATATAGATTTTATAATAAAGATATTGAAATACCGGATTATGACTTTTTTTCGCCATATGCCATGGACTATTCGAGAGATTTAGCAAATATTTATTATAAAGCTGGCTACGAAGAAGTTGAAGCAAAGTCAGGTGTTCATAGTGGCACATATAAAGTGTATGTGAATTTTATTCCTATTGCGGACATCACATACATGGACAACAATCTATTTAATAATATATACAAAAAGGCTATTAAAATTAATGCCATTAATTATTGCCCTCCTAATTTTTTGCGAATGGCTATGTATCAAGAGCTTTCACGGCCAATGGGTGACGTGTCGCGATGGGAAAAAGTTCTAAAACGTATTATATTGTTAAATAATAATTTTCCTCTTCGCGGGCTATCTTGTAAGCATAAAGACTTTCAAAGACGATTTGAGGGAAATAACAACGAACAAAACCAAATTTATGAGATCTCTAGAAGCTGTTTTATAAATCAAGGGTTGGTTTTCTTTGGTGGTTATGCAAGTGCGCTATATAGTAAATATATGCCATATAAAGAAAAGAAACAAGCTGCAAATATTCCGGATTTTGATGTTATAAGTGAGGACCCCGAAACAAGTGCTAAAATATTAAAAGAGCAATTGAATTATGAGGGTTTTACAAATGTAAGCATTAATAAAAAGCCGCCTATTGGCGAATATATAGACATTCATTATGAAATTGTTGTAAATAAGGATGTAATAGCTTTTATTTATAAATCAACTGCATGCCATAGCTATAATATAATAGTTATTGATGGACAAAAAATAAAAGTGGCTACAATAGACACAATATTGAGCTTTTACTTAATATTTATTTATGCTAATAGGCCATATTATGATGAAAATAGATTACTATGCATTGCCGAATATTTATTCAAAGTCCAACTTAACAATCGTCTGCAGCAAAAAGGTTTATTGAAACGGTTTAGTGTTACATGTTATGGTAAGCAACAAACATTAGAAGACATGAGAGAAGAAAAATCAAAAATATATTCGCAAGTTAAAGACAATACAATCTCTCGTAGTTCAAAATTATATACTACTAATTTTTTTAGATATATACCAAAAGATGTTTTTAGTTCTTCAAACACTTCAATTTCAAATAGTGACAATTTTACTAAAAGCGTGCGCTTAACAAAATCTAAAGCAAAAAATGAAACCAAAACTAAAGCGAAAAGGAAAACTATAGCAAAAAATGAAACTAAAGCAAAAAGGAAAACTAAAAGCAAAAATAAAAGCGAAACTAAAACTAAAAGAAAGAAACAGTCTAATAAACGCAGTAATAAATTTATAGCCAGACCTAGAAACTACTTTTACATAAATTAAAAATGTATTTGTAGACTCTCCTTTTTCAAAGATTGTATTCATGATTTTTTAGGATTTTATAAATTAAAAATGTATTTGTAGACTCTCCTTTTTAAAGATTGTATTCATGATTTTTTAGGATTTTATAAATTAAAAATGTATTTGTAGACTCTCCTTTTTAAAGATTGTATTCATGATTTTTAACCATTTTATATTTTATAAATTAAAAATGTGTTTGTAGACTCTCCTTTTTAAAGATTGTATTCATGATTTTTAACCATTTTATATTTTATAAATTAAAAATGTATTTGTAGACTCTCCTTTTTAAAGATTGTATTCATGATTTTTAACCGTTTTATAAATTAAAGTGACTATTCAAGACTCTCAATTTCAAAGTTTTATTTTTATTTTTTTTAACCTTTTTAATATTTTTAATACTATACTTGGATTTTATATTATTAGTCTTATAAGCAATTCTTTTGCTAAAACTAGCTTTAACATCTTCAAAAAAAGCATGCATTAGATCATGATTGTATACTTCAGGATGCCCCTGAAATCCATAATAAGGATACTTCTCATGTTTTACTATTTCTATAAATTCTTTATTATGCTTATCATAACTTGTTGCCACTATTTTGTAATGTGGTATATTTTTTTTAGGGTCTAGTGCTAACGAATTATTATGTATTATTTTCTTTTTGGTTTTATTTATACCACAGGTTTTATTTATACCACATGATCCATGTTTATTACTAAATAAAGGAGCCGCCTTATAATTTTTATAACAAGTCACATTTATAAATGTGTTCTTTATGTTGTTTTTTGTAATATTATAATTTTTCGCTATTAAGATCATGTTTTCATAACCATTACAAATTCCCAATATAGGAAATGGTCTATAATACATATTTATAACTGTTGCTCTTTTCATTAAATATTTTTGTATTTTGTAATAGGCCTTATAAAAATCATTATTATAGAAATTTCCTATTTGACCGCCTGGAAATATTAACCCATCTAAGCTATTAAGTAATTCGTCGTATTGCGATTTTGCAGTATTATAATATATAATACTATAATTAATATGTAGCTTCTTTAATAGCCTTATTAAAGTTTTATCAAATATAATCTCTCTAGACGTCTTATGCTTTTCATTTATATAAGGAGTTGCTAATATACCTAATGTTGGATTATTTTCTTTCATACTATTATATTATTAATATTATTAATATAAACAATATAATAAAAATTATTAAAGTGTTATTGCTTTCTAAATATTATAAAAAACAATTTAAAGACAAAAGCAGAAGCTTAATGTCATGTACTAACTAATTTAACCTAGAGCCGGAAATCCGACTAAGTTAGCACCTATACCAAACCCGGCGCCACTTCTAGCACTTACACCCATGCTTGGGATGAATGTGTCTAATATAGAGAATGTTGCGGCAGCCATTAACGCGATTATGGCGATTTCTTCCATCTTTAATGGTTTTTGAGGAATAACAAAAGCAACAATTGCAACCATTAAGCCCTCCACTAAATATTTAATAGCTCTTTTTACTATTTCTCCCATATTGAAATTCATGTTTGTTTTATATTAATAAACAAGAAAAAAATATAAATATTTACTTAATTATATTTAATTTAAACATTAAATAAAAATAAATAACATTAAATAAAATTAATGCTAAATTAAATTAAAATAATGCTAAATTAAATTAAAATAATGCTAAACTATTGATTTTATATTAATAATGCTAAACTATTGATTTTATATTAATAATGCTAAACTATTGATTTTATATTAATAATGCTAAATAATAGCAACTATTGCTATATATTACTAAATAATAGCAAATAATAGAAAATAATAGAAAATAATACTATATATTGCTTTTTAATATATTTTTGTAAATTATATAAAAAAATTTATATTAATAAAATAATTACTTAAAATTATATTAATAATACATTTATATAATACATGTCAACCAAAAAATCTGCTAAATCTAAATTAGTAGACAAGTCAGAAAACAAGTCAGAAAACAAGTCAGAAAACAAAGAATATGTTGACCTATTAGACGAAGACAAACCCATGAGTGGACAAAAATATGTATGCCTAAGTTTCATATCTCCCGAAGACCATATTAAAAATAAAAATCTATTTTATTTCGAGAAATTCTTGACCAATTTTGAATTTAAAAAAACATTCGAAAAATATACACAATTCCTAAATTTTTTATCTTACAAATACAATTTAGATTTTAATAAACTCACTAAAGACATGGAAGAATTTGTCGAAGAGGAAAAAGATAAATTATTTTTGACAAGCATTGACGACGAATATAAGTCGTTTTTAGATAGTAAAGAAGAAGACCTTCAAAGAGAATATAATAAACTACATAGTTTTCAAACAAATACGCGAGGCATTAAAGTACGCGGTGTATTTGGATCTCAAGAAGAAGCAGAAATGCGGTGCAAAATTTTGAGAGATGCTGACCCTAATCATGACGTATATGTTGGAGGAGTTGGAATATGGATGCCTTTCCACCCTGAAGCATATAAAACCGGCCGTGTTGAATATTTGGAGAAAGACTTAAATGACTTAATGGCGCAAAAAAAGAAAAACGATGAGATCTCTAAAGAGCAATTTAAAGAGCGCGTAAAAGAAAGCAAGAAAAAGGCCATCCAAGAAAATATTGCTAAAGCTCAAAAAGAAGGAAATAAGCTAATGCAAACAATTGACGAAGAAGGAAACCTTATAAATGCGGATAGAATGGATATTCCTGGAAAGAATTTACTATTTGGTGATGGCGACGACGACGATGTGTCTACTGCTGATTTACGTAAAGAGTTATTTGAGGCCGAGGACGTTATTGTTGGAAAACAAGAAAATAATGATCACGGTCTTTCGCAAATCTTAGAGCGGCAAAAAGAACTAGCAGAGCAATTAGCTGAGCAATTAGCTGCTAAAACAGAAATTGACTGAAAAAGAATGATAATAGCTACAACGCATTGCTCTTACTTTAACATATTTTAATCTCCTAAAATATGTTATATATTACATAAAAATATGTTATAATTTTTCTTCTAATGCTTCTTCTAGCGTTTCTATTCTGCGTGTTATATTTTTAAGCATAGCATTTTGCTCTTGTAAAGATTTGATTAATATTGCATCAAAACTGCTATAATTAACCGCCTTATACTTAAGCGTTCTACCTTCTTGTATGTCTTTTGGACTTGGTTCTAATTCCGTTACCAAATTAGGAAAGTGGTCTTCTAATTCTTGAGCCAATACTCCAATATATTTATTATTAGACGATCCTTTCATAGTATAATCAACCACCCTAACTTTTAACAAATCGTCTAATTTAGGACCACTAGTAACAATATTTTCTTTTAATCTACTATCACTTAATGCTCTATACGAATTATTTCTGTTTGTTATATTACCATCACCCCTAATTTGAACCTTTAAATGCCTTGACGACGTTACATCGCTATAATATTCTTTCATAATTGCACTACTTATGTCCGAGTTAAACATTTTATAACTATAACCATTGCTTGAATATACATGATTTGTTGATATATCTAATGAATTAACGCTAATATTATTTAATACAATTAAATTACCGCTTATTGTTGTCATTGGACTATTTACTGCTAATGTTTTGTTTATTCCATATACGCTATTATAAGTATTGTTGCTTTGAATTAGGGTTGTCCCATCACCTGATAACGCATGTATTCCTGCTCTAGAAGTTGATGTTTTACCACTAATTGAACTGCTTACTTGTTTCCAATAATTATTAGCATATGCAAACACTCTTACATGACCTCTATTTGAACTATTATTGTCAGATCCAATAGAAACAATTGATCCATCATTTGATATAGCTACACTAGAACCGAATTCATCACCGCCTGATATTCCTTGAATGGTTTGACCTAATTGGGTCCAAGTTGTTCCTCCTGTATATGTATATACATAGGATCGACCTACATTATAAATATTTGTAAGACTTATAAGACGATTAGCCAAAGCATACATATGAAATGTTTGATTAAAAGAAGTGATAGTAAATAGTTGTGTTCCGGTATTATCAGCAACAAAGGTACAATTAATAATAATTCCCATATATTGCCCATATATATTCGGATTAATCACAACACCCGGTCCATTATTAACAGCTGTAAATGTTTGATTTCTCACAGTATCTGCATTTGCATCCCAACCTACTGAGAAGAAACTGGTCTTATATGTTGCTCCGATTGTAAGATTTGTAAGTGTTACTGTGCGGTTAGTAGAATCGAATATGAAGTTACCTGCAAGTGCCAGTCCAGCTCCTGTTATATTCTGTGTCGGTGATGTTGGATGTGTAGTCACAACACCTCCAATAGAAAAATTAGTACCAGATAAAGCATGAGCTTGGAATGCTACTCCATTGACAGTAGTTGCAATTTTGCCATCACCTAAATTTACAGCAACCGTATAACTTGAAGTAGAATCCAATCCTGTACTCGCATCATTTGTCCATGCATTATATGACCACCATGTATTAATAGTATTCACAGGTGCTCCAATAACGATTGTATTTCCATTAGCAGATAATTTCATAGATCTTCCAAAATTTATATCATATCCTGTAATATTACCTTTAGGTGTCCATGTATTGCCTGAAATTGTAAATGTTTTGATAAGTCCTCTTGAAATATCGGGGACTAAGTAGCGAATTACTACAATACCTGAGCCACCTCTTCCACCTATATTATTATAGCTACCACCACCACCACCACCACCGGTATTGGCACCACCATTACCTCCACCACGATCAGCTATTGATCCGCTACCAACAACGTTACCGGCACCTCCAGATGTTAACGCACTCCCACCACCAGGCCCACCTGTATTAGACCCTTGTGCTCCACCACCTCCACCACCACCACCACGACCACCCCAACCACCAATCGACCTCCGCCCGGCTCCGCCACCACCACCACCCCAATAATAACTTGGTCCTAAAATATTATACATTATGCCGTCACCACCTGATGAAAATCCAAATTGACCCCCATCAGCTGTTGAATTTGTATCTGTGTCAAACCCTTTTGTTCCTGCTCCACCACCACCTGCCGCTCGGTAATCATCCGTAAGAGTAGATGTCATACTACCACCATTGTTTCCATGAATAATTGCATTACTATTTGTTCCTGGACTATTACCACTACTAATTCCACCTATATTGGTATTATTCCCTCCACCTGCCCCTCCACCAGATCCTCCGTTGTTACCACAACCATCACCATTGGTAGGATACGGTAATCCACCTCTACCACCACCAGCTGCAATAGCAGTAAAAGCACTGCTGTTTTGACCATTGGCACCTGAAGCACCTCCATCACCTATAACAATAGAATAATTTGTTCCAGCACTAACTGATACTGAAGGTATATAGACCACTCCACCGGCTCCACCACCGCCGCTACTACCATTAAACCCAATGCTACCACCACCACCACCGCCTCCAACAATTAAGACTTCAACATTTCCGCTAAAGTCAGGAATGAAAGCAGATGAACCCACAGTTGTGAAACTATGAATAATGTATTCACCAACAATTGACACTGTGCCGCCGATGCGAGTTAATGATGTAGTGAATATGCTTGCACTTGCAAGTGTTTGTCCGTCTAATGACAAAGCAGTTGAATAACCTTCAAAAGAGCCCAGACTACCACCAATAGTTTGGCCTTGTTGTCTCCAATCATTTATAGTAGCGCTAAAATCATATACTCTAACAGCGCCTGCATTTATTCCATTTATAAAGTCTTTCCATGCACCAATAGCAATCCTATTTCCATTTCCGGCTAAACTTATGCTATACCCGCTTTCACTACGAAATCTAAGACCATTAATGTTAAACCCTTTTTGGGTCCATCTATTAGTATTGTTACTAAGCTCGTATACTCTAACTTGACCATAGTTAATTCCTGCCGCATCATTAGTTATTGAGCTACCAGCAACAACTCTTCCATTACTTGATAAAGCTAAATCCCACCCAAATTGATCATCGTTGCTTTGACCGACAATAATTTCACTGCTTAATCCAAGTAGGTTCCATCTATAAGGCGCCTGATTATATGACAATTCATAAACATAAATTCGCCCTTTTGAAATATCGCTATGTGAGGATGACGCAAACGCAACAACTTTTCCATCATTTGAAATTGCTACTTTTTTATTATTATTAGTTAAAGGAGGTCCACTGCTAATATCTAGCCCGATTTGGTTCCATAAAATATTATTAAATTTTTGACTATAATGCTTTGTATTTATTGTTTCAACACTAATAGACGCACTATCTAAGCTAGTTAAACTAACGCTTGCAAATGATAATTCTATTTGCTCTTTTAACTTATTAAATGATCCCTCAAAAACACTATTTGAAACATACGATAAATCAAGTTTCCTATTTAAAAAATTTAATGAACTATCAATTACATTAAGATTGCTAATTTGAATTGGCGGTATTAGTTCTTGAATAGATACTTTGCCAACATTAAGACCAGTGTTACCATCACCAATTAAAAATTTAGTTCCACTACTATTCATAGCAAGAGTTTCTGCTTTAACAATAGCACCTGTAGTAGTTCTCCATGATGGAGTAGATCCATTAAAAGAAGCGCTTATTGTTGAACGTTCAAACACGTATGCGTCAATAGAACCTGCACCACAACCAACGGTTAATAATGTTCCATTAGTATTTAAAGCCACCGAATAACCAAATGCTTGACCTATTACTAAACCAGTAATATTTTGTTGCCATACCCAAGTTCCATTAGCTTTTAAGAAAATAGCTATTCTACCAATTCCACTATTAGCAGTAGGACCACCAGCGACTGCAACGTTTCCATCGCTACTCATAGCTATAGAAAATCCTAAATTGTCTGTAGAGTAATTTCCTCCTGTTGGTGCCAAATTACTTATTCCTTTATAATTAAAAGCACTCACATAACCACTCGTTCCTTGCGTATCATATTGATAGAACATAACGTTTCCAGACCAACCAACATAATCATTAGCAAAATCAGCACTATCACCAATAACGAGGTCATTCCCAGTAGAACTACATGCAATTGAAGAACCCGCGTTTGTGCCTCCTACATACATAAATAATTGAATTACTTGTACTATTTCTAATGTTGTATTAGGATTAATTCTCATTATATTTACTCGCGGACGAGTATTTTGCGTTCCGCTTTGTAATGTAGGACGAATGCTATAGAATACATAAATATAAGAACCAATGCTAGACATACACATGCAATTATTATTTGTTACAGAAGTTATTGGATAACCGAGTGAAGTTTCAATAGATGAAAGACCAGATATGAACTTTGTAATATAAGTATAACTTATGCCCGTAACTCCATTTCTTTTCCATATTAGAATACCCGTTTCTTGTGCACTAGTTCCTGATTTTTGACCTTGAAAACCTGCTATATACACTCCATCCATTGTCATAGCTACTGCTTGACCAAGTTGAGTAGTAGCAAGAGGATTTGTGTATCCTAAATAATACTGATCTTGCTGACGATAACCTTCGTAAGGTGGAATAGTTTGAGATATTCTAATTTCACCTGCCTGGACACCTCCAGCACTCGACCCAGGACCACCAACAGCAACTAGTTCTGCATCACTTGCCCAACCGATTGCTGATCCTAGTCTTACAGAACCAAGAGCATTATTGAATATTGTTACTGCTTCTGTTGTAGAAAATGGACGGGGTAGAGTAGTAACACTGCTATTTGCAATGTAAGATGCATCTAAATATGTTTTTAGTTCGTTAAATGATCCATCAAATGCTAACTTAGTAACAAACGAATTGTCTACATAAGACCGCAAATAAGAAATATCAAAGCTAGATTGTGTTATTAACATAAATGAATTATCAATTTGACTTCTACTGTAAATAGCATTGTAAGAATTGTCATTATTTGTTTTTAATTGGTCATAGGACAAATCAAAATAATTATTTAGACTATTGAGAGATGCTTCACTAAAGCTTCTAAAATCTATAAATGACACATCAAGACCCACTCGTTTATTTTCAACACTTAATTGTCCACCAACAAAGTTCCATGTTGATCCATCATATTTTAATGACGCAACATTTGAAATATTTAATCCCGCACCATTACCGGATAAATCGGTTTTATTTATTAAATTAGATGCAACACTTATAGCTACATCACTTATTTCAAAAATAGATGATGCAATAATTGTGTTGTTTCCGTAAACCATTAAGTCACCATTAACAATTAATGTTCCGCTAGCATTACCATGACCAGACGGGTCAATAGTGAATAAGCCCGGTACTTTTAGCACATTATTAAGCAGCTCTCCGTTAATGCTTAGATCATTCAAAAAAGAGGTCTTGTGCACAATCAGTTCATTACTTATAGAAATGTTTGTTGCACTCAAATCGTTTGTTAAAACTTTGGCGGTTACTAACTGTTGACTATTGTTAATTATATAATTATTTATAGCATTATATAAAGTTACAAAGCTTGTTCCATTTACAAATAAATCATTGCTTATAGTTGTTGATCCATTTACAGTTAATAGGTTTTTTATGTATGCTGAATTATTAAAACTCGAGTCGCCCCCACTTACATCAATATAAGTAAAATAAGCACTGCTTCTTCCACTAATGTCATTTGCAATAGTAGTGGCTCTAATATATCCATCATCAATGCTTCCATAGTCTTCAATACTAGTTAGACTGCGGCCTTTATTTTTTAAAAATAATGTATTAACATTTAATGATTTTGCCGTAATAGATTGAATATTTGATACATCTAAACCCTGTAGATTAATCCCATAATTAAAAATTGCATTATTATTAAATATAAAGTTTTGATTGTTGGAATTTAATTCTATATTATTAGAAGACGATTCGATTATTAAATTATTAGTAATATTATTGGATACAAGCCTATCACAAAAAAATCTAAAAGGTATATGACTTACATTGAAATCAAAACTCATATATTATAATTTAATATAGTTAAATTATATTATATTTTTAAATCCATGACATAAAAAATTATTAAATAGCATAAATAGCATAAGTTTATTTGAGAATTTGGCTATGTTTCTTACTTTTTCCTTATATTTCCTTTTAATCTCTCCAATCTCAAACTAAGATTATTAATAATTTGCTGCTGCTCTTGCAGTGCTTTTATTAACATAACATTAAAGCAACTATATTTGACCGATTTATAATTTGTTGTTTTTCCTTGCTCAATGTCATGCGCATTTGGACTTTCTGTTTCCACTAATGATGGAAATAGCTCTTCTAATTCTTGCGCCAAAACACCTATGTATTTTCTAGTTAAGTTATTTTTTAAATTATAATCGACTATTCTAACTTTTAGTAAATCTTCTAATTTGGGACTAGCATCAACTATATTTTCTTTTAATCTGCTATCACTAAGTGCGCCTCTACTATTATTCAAATTATAGAAACTGCCATCGGCGCTAATATATAAAACCGATCTTCCATAATTATTAAATTTGCTATAAAATTCCTCGATAATAGCTGTTGCGCTAGCAGAACTAAAATAAACCGAACTATAACCATTATTATTAAATATGTAACTATTAGCAATATTCAATGAATTTGAAGACGTGTCACCGTTAACTACTATATCACCATTAATTGACACATGTGAAGTCAATGTTAAGCTAGGTGTTCTTATATTTTCAATAGTTATTGATGATATATCAACATTGCTAGCAGACACATTAGCAAAGGACCTTATAATTTGACCACTTAAATCATTATATGAAAGTTCTACATTATTTCTTAATGCAAACGAGTTAAGTTTAGTAGCTAAAAGGCCAAATGATCCGTCCACATAAGCCTTTGATACATAATTCTGAACAATAGATTGACCACTTATAGAAAATGCTTGTATTGTAGCAAATGATAGATCTATATAATTTTTCAAATTAGAAAAATCAGTATATGCAGAATTTAGCGTTACAAATGAATTGTCGACTTCAGTGTTTGTATAATAAACCAATTTATTAAACGAACTATCCATGTTTGTTTGTAATAGTTGAAAAGAAGTATCATATTTTGATTTTGATGCTATTAATGAGTTACTAATTGTTATTTGTAAGTTAATGAGCGAAACATCTAGTCCAACGCTCATATTGTTTATAAGCAAATTTCCACCGCTAATATTCCATGATGTTCCGTCGTATTTTAACGAAGCAACATTAGAAACGTCCAATCCAGCAGGATTACTTGCTAAGTCGTCCTTGTTTATTAAATTGGAGGCAACCTTTAGCGTATAAGAGCTAATGTCAACAATAGAAGATTTAATTGTTTTTTTGTTTCCGCGCACTATTAAATTACCGTTAATAACTAATGACCCGCTAGCATTATTATATCCGAACGGGTCTATAGTAAATTCATGCGGAACTCTCAACACCGCGCTTAATAATTGTCCGCTTATGTTTAAATCGTTTGCATAATATTTATTAAGCACATACAATTCGTTGCTAATAGTTATATTTGCCGCGCTTAAATCTATTGTGCTTATGCTATTATTGCTAAACTCGACTGCACTAGTATTAGCTAAATTGTTTATATAATCATTTATAAGGCCTAATCTGCTTAACATAGTAGCCAAGGAAATAGAGTTTACACTTAAATTGCTAGTTATAGTTGCCGATCCGTCTACAATTATATTTTGTTTGGCATAAAGCGAATTGTTAAAACTAGAGGTTGCTCCGCTTGCATCAATATATGTAAAATACGCGCCACGTCGCCCGCTAGCCGCGCCTTTATCGCCGGCTATAATTGGGTTATAACCGATACATGTATTTGTAACATACCCAGTTGGGTAGTCCATAACATCATAAGATAATATTTTATAATATAAGAAAATACCTCTATTATAATCTTCTATAATAGTGTAACCTCCTTGCACATCTATAATTCCTTGACGTTGTGCGCTAAAATTATTTTCTAATTTATACTTTATATAATATTTTGCTAATCCACTATTAACCGATTCGTCTAAAAACGATAACTTGAAATTGATGGTCGTTCCTCCTGTAGCATTTGTAGTTCCTATATTTACATTTTGCGATACCATAGTTGTATTTCGCCATAGCTGAATTGTTATTCGTTCATTGGCCGCATAACATGCATATAAAGTGAAATTTAAATCTACAAAAACAGCAGAGGGGACACCTATTTCAATTATATTGTAAAATTGTCCGCTTAAATCCTGCAAATTGCTAGTGCTAGTTAAAAAACTATTTGCATGGGTTGTTGTTGTTCTTGTTAAATTATTATTATTTTTAGGTACATTTGCGAGTAATATATTACTTGTTCCTATTGAATTTAAAGTACTAATATTTACAATACCTTGGGGCTCGGCACTGACACTAGCGTCGGAGCTAGGATCTTTTTCTAATTTATATTTTAAGTAATATTTTTTAGGTCCGTCGCTTAAATTTGTGTCTAAATAGTTGAAACTATACGGAATAGTTAAACCATTTGTGGCATTTATTATTTCTAGTTCTTTACTTTGTGAAATCATACTTGCATCTCTCCATACTTCTAATGTTAGTCGCTCATAATAATTATAACAACAATATATATTAAGATTAATATCTATTTGGACATTGCTGTTAGATACATCTATAATATTATATAATACATTACTCAAATCTTGTATTTCATATGACGTTGTTGTGTATGAAGAATTGGCAAAATGCACTTTATTATTATAATTAGACGCATTTTCTATTTCTGTTAATATAATATTACTGTCGGATCCCGTTTGTAAATTTATAATACCTTGCCTAATAAAACTAACATTATTTTCTAATTTATATTTAATATAATATTTCTTGGGTCCGGCATTTAAACTATTATCTAAATATGTTAGACTATAAGGAATTACTATGCCGCCGGCAGCATTTACACTTCCTAAATTTGTGCTTTGCATAAGCATACTAGCGTCTCTCCAGAATTCAACACTTATTCGCTCATACATGGCATAACTACAATATAATGTGATGTTAAGATTAACAAGTATTGAGCTATTATTAGATATATCAATTGTGTTAAATAATGCATTACTTAAATCTTGTATATTAGTTGTAGTTGTTTCAAATGTATTGCTATAAATAGAATTATTAAAAAACGATGATTTATTAATCATATTTATAGTAGTATTTAATACCGCTGTATTAACATACAAACTTTCGGCAGAAATAGTTCTTAATCCATCTAGACCCTTATTGTTTAAATTAATAGTTTTATTTAAAGCTACATTATTATTGAATAATATTTTTTTATTGATTGGTACTTTAAATTCGATATTATTATTTATGGATTCCAGTATTAAATTATTAGACATATTATTAGACGTTAATTTATCGCAAAATATTCTAAAGCTACTTAAGCTACTATTAAAATTTTCATAGTTAGTCATAACAATTTAATTTAATTTTATATAGCTATATAATATTTTTAATAGTTTTTAACGTCATTTTTAACGTTTTTAACATTTTTAACAAAATATAAGCTAATGTGCTATTATATTATTTTCTATAGTGTATCTGCATCTTTTTCTAGATCTTTCAGAGATGCATATAGATTATTTATTAATACTTGTTGCTCTTGAAATGCTTTTATTAACATTATTGTTAAATTGCTATAATTTACCGATTTAATTCTCTCAACTGTGTTGTCTTCTACTACTAATTCTGGGAAAAGCTCTTCTAATTCTTGGGCTAACACGCCTATGTATTTCGTTTTATCGGGACCCTTCAAATTATAATTAACTACTCTTACCTTTAACAAGTCTGCTAATTTGGGAGCACAATTGACAATATTTTCTTTTAATCTACTATCACTAACTGCACCATATAGTCCTGAATAATTACTCACATTTCCACACGCATCAATATTAAATACTTTATTATAAATATAACCTACATTGCTGTAATAAT